TTAATTTTCCTAAGTATGATATTGGGTAAGAATCAACCAAAATATCAAGACGTCCGCAAAATTGTCAGCCTTATTAGCGACGAAGACATATCATACTTAGTTTCTCAAGAGTTGGTCACCGCGATCGAGAGCAGTGATTCAATTACATATCAACCAACGGATAAGCTAATATCCGCAGTTAAACCAGAGAAGGACTACTTCGATGTGTTTTATGATATGTACCCAGTGTATGTAATGCGTAGTGATGGGAGTAAATCCTATCTGCGTGCCAATGTGAACAAATGTCGTCATTTCTTTAACACGAAATGTGGCAAGAGTTCCGCAATGGCTGAGCACCTTATAAAGTGCTTAGACTATGAAGTGGCTAAACGCATGCGTGAAGGTTCCCTTGGCTATATGATGACCATGTGGAATTGGTTAACACGTTCACAGTGGGAAGCTGTTGAGGAAGAAATGCAGGATACAACTAAACAAGCTGTAAACTCTTATGGAACAGAACTTATCTAATGTTATACGCCCTATGCGTGTAGTAGCCCAAGAGGCTATTAACTATGTCGAGGGTCGTAAATCGAACGATATTATATCGTTGCAAACTAGATGGAAGAAGTTCAATAAGCAATGTATGGGAGGTATTGAACCAAATACCATTTTTACCATAGGTGGCATTTCCGGAAGTGGAAAGAGTTCCTTCGTGAACTGTATCCAGACTGATTTGATTGAGCTTAATCCTACGAAGGATATAATAATTCTGAACTTCTCGTTAGAGATGGTAGCATTTAGGCAAGTTGGAAGGACGCTTTCTAATAAGCTCAGGAAAACGACTTCGACTTTGTATAGCTCGGAAACGAGCCTTGATGACGCCACTTTTGGCCAGGTCATTAAAGTATGCAACCAGCTAAAGGAGTACCCCATCTATTTTGTAGATGATCCGTGTACACCCATGCAAGTTAAAGAGATTATATTTGGTTTTTATAATACGTATGTAAAAGGTACAGGAAAGCATTTTATCATTTTATATGATCATGCTCTCCTTACCAAGCCAATTGGCTCTGTCTTAGAGACTATTGCTGAATTACAACGTGTGTTCATTCAGGTCAAGAAATTGCCTCTGACATCTGTTATACAGATTGCTCAGATGAACCGTAATATAGAAGCTCCTGAGAGGATTAATAACCCATTATCGCATTATCCTATGCGTAGTGATTTTTCATCGTCTGATGCAATCTTCCAGGGCAGTGACTATGTTATGGCCTTGCATCGACCAGAGATTTTGAACATCTTAGAATATGGTCCGAATCATTTACCTACTCAAAACAAGGTATACGTGCACATCCTAAAGAATAGAGATGCTGGTAAGCCTTGCATACTCGAATTCGAGAACGACCTTATGTTCAACAATCTCATTGAATGTTAATGCATCAGACTAGTATTAACGTTTTAAAAGAAAGGCTGAATTATGAAGAAGTATACTTTTACAATTAAGAATAATAATAAGACTAACAATATTAATAGTTGTCCCTTTTTCAACACATGTGCAAAGTCTACTAAGACTCTTGATGATTATATATATGACGATATAATGGCTAAGAACTCTTGGCTGTATGGTAACAATACCGAGAAGAAGACTATCAAGATTAAGATTGATGATCCTACTTCTATGTCGAATGTATATAGTTATTTCAACGGTTTTAAGTTTGGTGATACCTGTCCTTATATTGAGGATAAGATTTACTATCTCGCAGACGGTACTCCTTTCTATTTCACAAAGGATTACATTACTATTGGCTTCAATACGTATTACTTCTACGAGTTTGGTAATCCTATTTTTATTAGTGGTTTGACCAAGAAGATGAAGAAGACTATTGCTACTATTTATATTGATGGTCTGAAGATTACAATTAAGAAATAATTTAGTATATTATGAGCTTAGTACTACCTACAAACCCAGTTCCTGCTACTAAGTTTAATCCTAAGCGTGTTGTGATATATGGACAAGCAAAGATTGGTAAATCATCTGCGCTTGCCCAATTGGAGAACAATCTCATCATAGACACTGAGGGTGGAACAGAGTATATGGATGCCATGGCCGTGCAAGCACGTACTGTGGAGGATTTAGGAAAGATTGCACAAGCTATTCGTGAAAAGAATGAAGAGTGTGGTCATAATTTCTATAAATTTATAACTATTGATACAGCTACAAAGCTTGAAGACATTTGTTTACCTTGGGCAGCGAAGCTGTATAAATCTAAAGTCGACCCAAAGTGGACCGGCACCGATGTACGAGATATCGGATTTGGTGCAGGTTACAGAGTCTTGTATGATTGTATAAATCGAGTTCTAGCAATGTTTGAAAATTTGTGTGATACGTTTATTATAACTTGTCATACTTATGAAGACGTTGATGGAAAGTCTGATGCAATTCAGAGGACTTCATTATCGTTGCCTAAACAGACACGAAAAGAAGTAGAACGATTTTACGATTGTATTGGTTACTGTTACCGAAAAGGTAAGGAAACCCATCTATCTTTTGTAGGTGGAGATAATTACATGAAGGGTACACGAATAGAACACCTACGAGATAAGGATTTTATCGTAGGAGAATGGGATGAGGAGAATAATAAACTTCTCACTCATTGGGATCAGATTTTTAAATAATAGTTATAACCATAAACACAGAGAACTATGTATAGTACAAAAACCGCAACAACAAATAATACTGAGTTTAACAGCTCGTATATGCCTGTAGGCATCAATGAAAATATTACCTTGAAAGAGGTAAACGTAAAGAAGACCGATAAAGGCCGTGATTTCTTAGAGATTATCTTTGAGAATGCTGACGGTCAGACTGCAACTATGACTGAGTGGAAGAACGAGAAGAATATGTGGATTAAGACCGACGAGGATTTACAGCGTCGTGATGATCAGCAGTTCGGTCGTATTCTGCAGGTTATTGATGCAGTTAAGGGTGGTCATAACGACTTTGAGGGTTCCTCATTTGTCGAGATGATTAATTGGGCTAAGATCTGTCTTAATGATGGTGAAAGCTCATCAGTACGTCTTAAGGTAACTTATGACAAGAATGGTTATACCCAGGTATCGAAGAACGGTATTTTCGTAGAGCCTATGACAGTTGCAGAGTCTCAGATTAAGCTTTGGAAGAACGATCTTACAGAGCGTCCAGTTAAAGCCGACGATGAGAAGGCTAACGATCCGCTTGCTCCTATGAGTACTCCGGTGACTGAGACTACTGATACAGTGAAAGAGTCTGTATCAACAGGTGCTGACGACCTGCCATTTTGAAATTAATGTGAATGGTATTACATACTATATGCATTATGATGATTGGCTAAAACAACAACGGTGGTTAAAAGAACGTCGTGGTTGGTAACGGTCAGTGGTGGAGGACTGATGGAGTAATCCGTCAGCCCCTAACAAGTTACTTTTTTCATTGTTGTTATGGCGAGAAATCCCATAGTAGAATCTCCCTAAAACGGTGGAAGTCCTTTTCTGAATAAATGGCACATGATGCAAACTGGTTATACCTTAAGGAGTGCCGACACTAACCAATAATGTGTAAGGATAATACCGTGCTAAATTGAGAAACTATGCCTTCAAATGCTTGTCAAGATTGGGAAAACAAGTTAGTCTCATAAATGTGTAGAGAGTATATAGGAGATACCTAAGTTGAAATTACATTGAGTAACTCAAGACGTCTGATATTTTACTTAATGACTTGCAAGAATTTCAATATGGTAAAAATACTCTCAAACGGGCACGTACCTCAGTTGACTAGAGGACTGGACAATAAAATGGCCGGAAAGTCGTGGGTTTGAGTCCCACCGTGTCCACAATATGGAGTCAGTAAGGTAATGGTAACGTCTATACATAATTAATGTTGTATAGAAATGTGGGTTCGAGTCCCATCTGGCACCCAAATTATGAAAGGAAAGAAAGCATTAAAAACTTATTCCTACAAAGAATTTAAAGAACTTCTTGGTACTCTTGGGTTCTTTGAGCATCATAAGAATAGTACACATATGGTGTTTGCAAATGCTGAACATCGATATGTTACTGTACCTTTTTCTAATAAGAAAGAGATAAATCCTATGATGACTACAGTAACTTTACAGAGAATTAAGAATCATCAATGTAGGATATTGTAATATGTATAGCACAAAAACAGCTATTACTATGACAATGAGTCTTAAAGACTTGTTGGAAAAAGTGAGCGACTATGACATATATAGTTATTATCTAGGGCCTATAAAACCAAAGAAACTTATTAATAGTCCTTTGAGACCTGATGATAAAATCCCTAGTTTTGCTATATTTCCTAGTAAAACTGGTGGAATGTTGTTTAAAGATCATGGTACTGGAGAAGCAGGTAATGCTATCAAGTTCATGAAGCTATACAAGAACATTCAGACACGCGAAGAACTTGAGCGTGAGCTCTTAAAAATAGTCAAGCAGATAAATCCTTCACAGACAACTCGAAAGGCCGTCAGAATGGCTGAAAATGCGTCTGACACGGTCATAGGGATTGTTAGACAACCATTTACAGAAGTAGATAAAAAATACTGGAAGCAATTCCATATTTCTTTAGATACACTTAAGAGGTTTAATGTATTTAGTATTAAGTATTTCTTATGCAACGATGTTGTAAGAGGAATATATAAGGAAGACAATCCTATGTATGCTTATAAGGTAGATAATAAATTTAAGATATATCGTCCACTTGCAAATAAGTATACTAAATGGAGAACTAACTTAAATAATACTAATATACAAGGTTATGCACAGCTTCCAGAAAAGGGAGACTTGTTGTTTATAACTAAATCTCTTAAAGACGTAATGTGTTTATATGAAATGGGATTTTATGCAGTATCGCCATCCAGTGAGACCACATTTATACCGAACAGTATATTGGAAGGTCTCAGAAAGCGATTCAAGACTATCATCATTCTGTTTGACAGAGATGAGGCTGGTGTCAAGAATGCAAGACGGTGTAGCAAAGAACATAAGTTGAATGCTATATTCGTTCACAAAAAGTTTAAGGCAAAGGACATATCCGATGCTGTTAAGGCTAACGGATTCTCCATTGTCAAGGATTGGTTAACTAAAACAGTAGAAAGATATGATTAATTGTTATATAAGTGCCTTTTTAGGTGCATTTGGTGGTGTATTTGCAGCTGAATGGCTAAAAGCTTACATTGAGCGTAAAATATACAAACGATATACTGTCTGTCAAATAATAGCAAAGATAGATGAAAAGTAAAGGAAGGGTTAAGAATGCGACAGCAGTCGATGCGTATGGGCTACATTTCCGTAGCAAACTCGAACTCTATACGTATGAAGCTTTTATGAAAGCAGGGATACCTGTTAAATATGAGCCAAAGCATTTTACTCTTCTACCAAAGTTCGAATGGTTAGGCGAAAAAATAAGACCTATTACATATCTACCAGACTTCGTTGGACGAGGTTTTATAGTAGAATGTAAAGGCCTTATGGGAGATTCGTTCCCACTTCGCTGGAAACTCTTTAAGTATTATTTACACAAACATCACGCTAAGACTAAGCTGTATTTGGTGCGTAATCAGAAGCAAGTCAACGAGATGATTGAAGAACTTAAAAAGAAATGACACTAGAAGAAGCTAACTATCTCGTTCGTATGTCCTTGATATATAGTCCTAGTGGATGGGAGTGGAAGATTGACACTCTTACTCCGTTCGGGTTTATACTTGGATATAAAAAATATGACACTCCTAATGAAGCGTTAGAGGAGCTGAAAGGATTCCTCCGATACTTCACTAAGAATGTCTTAAAGGATGGTGATAGTGTACGAGAATATGTTGAGAAACATAAACCGAAGAAAGAAGAATGATGGATATTTCCATACCTTATTACGAGGATAAAACTCGTATAAGTAACTCCAACATAGGCTGGTTCTTGAATAAGGGGCCAGCCTTTTTACATAAGATGCTGACAGAAGACGTTCCAGAGGAGAAAAATCCTGTGTTGGAGCGTGGAACCTTAATTCATATGTATCTGTTACAGCCTGAAGAGTTCCAAAAAACATATGTAGTGTGGGACAAAAGTAGACCTTTTTCTGCACAGCAGGAGAAGTTCTGTCAGGCACTAGCATCTTCATTAGAAATAGAGCCAAATAAAGCCATTCTAGACGCTTATAAACAAGCGTATAGTACAGCAGGAAAGTCAGAAGACAAAATGCTGTCAGAAGGCCTGAAAATAGCCTCTACGTTGAAGGATTATATTGATTACCTGAAAGATCCTGAAAGGAAGCAGATGATCAGTCCTTCAGAGTACCAAATGTTGAAAAAGATTAAGAATAACTTTAAAGCTCATAAACTAGCTTGGAAGTTGTTATGGCCAGCAGAGGAAAATATGATGGGGTCTATACCTCCTCCTATGAGTAATCTAAAGCACCACCATGAATTTCATATAAACTGGGAGTGGCAAGCTACTAAAGACTACAATATAAAGTGTAAATCTTTATTAGATAGTATCGCTTTCTATACTGAAACAAAATGTTGTACTATTATGGACCTTAAGACTACAGCTAAACTGTGGCACTTTGAGGAAAGTATACAGATGTACGACTATTGTAGACAGCTTATGTATTATACTATGGCTGCTAAATGGTATATTGAGAATGAACTGAATGATGACCCATCAGAATGGAAGTTCTTGTATTATATCATTGGTATAGATACTACTGGTTCAAATGAAATTCGCGTTTTCGTGTTTCATGAATGGCAAGTGCTTGCAAGGTATAATGACATCTGTCATGCTTTGCGAGATATTGCTTGGCATCAGATGAACAACAAGTGGGAACATAGTAGAGCTTATTATGAAGGTGATGGCTCAGAAACTTTAAATTTATAATATTATGAATACAAATAAAATTATTATATTAAACGCTCTTGTTGAAAATAAGTTATATTTTGACGAATTTGCATATAAAGAGTATTTACAGCATTTAATTGATATCAAAAAGTGGGAAAACGAAATGATTAATGACATAAAGAATGTTGTTAAGAAGTATGAAACACCTGGAGATATTTCCTTACTTGCTGCATAATTATTTGTTATTTAATAAAGTTATAGTTGATACAGAATTAAGAACAATTGGGTTGGATAATTACATAATAGTAAAATGTGATATTCATCCGAAATGGGTGTGGTGGTATATAAAAGAAGCTGAAAAAGAAGAAAATTTTATAAACATAAATATATCTAAGTTTGTAGAATTTAAATTCAAAGCACCAAAAAAGTATAATTGGTATATTCCACTAATATACAATTCTGGATTAAGTGTAATGGATAAAGAACATACCTATCGTTATTTTATTAATAAAGAAACCCGGGCCGCTCGTGAGAGTAGCTCGGGTTTATTTTATTTATTAATTTTGAAAACTTGGTTCTCAAGATATTTACGTTTACCTTTAGAATCTCTGTATTGTTCATATGCGTTGCTCCATGGTGTAAGTTTGTATAAAACTTTTTCCCAATATGGAACTCCTTCGTATGGACCAGATCTCATTTCTCTAAAAATATCTATTTCCGGTGCAACAGAGATAGTATCAAATAGGGTTCCTAAAGGACTTGACGCAGTACCTATTCCACTTACGTGACTAAATGAATATGCTAATGCATTTTCAGCAAGTGAGAATCCATTTTGAATATCATCAAACGTTCCTGTAGATGCTGACACACTCTTGAACTGACTAAGGACATCATCTCCTCTATATGGAGAATAAGTTTCCCACTCGAGTTGTCGTAAGACTAGAGCCAAGAATTGTAAACCTTTATCGTCTTTTCTGTCAGGGTCGTCCATAAATCCACAGAATATAGATACTATAATCTGCAAAACCTTACATAATGCTATTTCAGTCAAAACTTGATTCCTAACACGTCTATAATGTCTTGATCTCAATATAGAATCTTCTGTTGATGTATTGTTGAAGAATTCTTTGTTTACCTATTTAAAAGACTTATTTTTATGGAACTACTCCGTAAGTCTTCCTGCTAAGTAACCAATGCCAGCTCCAATTGCTGCTGCAGGTATTACACCAGTGGTACCAAGACCGAGATAAGTTCCCAGTATAGCACCGATTGTAGTAAAGTTTTTTGTAGACTGCATTGCAAGCTCTTTTATGTACTTATACATAACGTGAAATCTTCCACCCTTATAGGTTTGCATATCCATATCATATACAGGGGCAGCAAAACTTTCAACCCATTGTAAAGGAAGATATTGTCTGTGAATGAGTATGAGGCTTCCCAATATACTTTGAGTTATCATTCCTTTTTGTTCCTCAGTAGCCATACCATCGGCACGTTCTGCAAGTTTTTCTGCAGTAGCTTGTACTACATAATATGCATTATTAAACGCAGTTTCATATTCCTTTTTTACTTCAAACTTCTTTGTACCCTGTTTTACAGCATCGTACATAGTAACAACATCTTTGCTGTTATATTGAGTAAGTTTATCGGTAATGTATTTACTTCTCGCAGATTCATCTTCTATTTTTGCAGCATTACGATATATTGCATCGACATTTACAAACTCTCCATCAACCAATCTAAATGCGTGCATAACAGAAGCTAATATAGTAGCTTTAGAAAGAAAATCTGCAGAAGATAATAATCCAAATACAGAATTTTCATACGCTATACGAGCAACTCTGTTCATATTGGTATGACTAGTTTTACGTTCAAACTGATTTGCCAAATTAAAGCGCTCCATTATATTCATAAGAGTATGATCAGTTAGAACTCTACCAATATCTGTATTTTGGCCAAGAGTTACAGCACCTTCTCCTATGTTTCTAAGAATATATGCTGTTACGATTTTAGCTCCAGCTGCAGCATCGTGATAATCATAACCATTTCCAGTGATTGCATTTATTATATGACCATAATATGTAGTTAAAAATCCCACTAACGCTACTTTTGGGTTTGCACCAAGGTTATTAGCTGTAGTCAACCTTTTCAATAAGTCAGCTGTTTTAGTAACTTCCCATTGAAGTTGAGGAGTAACTTGCCACGTCTCTTTTATTCTACGCATTCCATACAAATTCATGTCAAGGAATGTACGAGCCTTTCTATAATTCTTAGTATCTTTTCCAAGTATTATTTCTTCACGCTCTCCAGCCTACTTTTTCTTATAGTTTCGCTTTTCAAGCATGTCTACAATGGTTTCACAATCGTCTTTTATGGCTGTCTTGTACTTGTATCTAGAAGACATATTGTAGAAAGTAGAAATTATTCCAACCAAATCTTTTGATATAAGTTCTGGTCTATTTCTCTTCGTATAAAATTGAGGAATAAAGTGCATTACATGTCCATCTGGCATGTTTTTAAGTGTACCGATTCGTTTTAACTTATCGTCTATTGCTTCGTCTACCTGATTGTCTTCTACATCAGAATTCTCGTCGTAACCATAATCAGAGTCATTCTATGTTATTCCATTCAATCCTATGTTATCTTTAAGCCAAGATATTGCTCCATCGACTTTACCAGTAGCATGTCCTTGCATATACTTATACATAGAACCTGTTATCTGAGGAAGCAAATATGGGTCTGAATGAGAACGGTTTTCCATATTAGAATAGGCTTTACGCATTGTGTCTATGATAGACTTATACATAGCAGTATCTTTTACTTTATTATATGCTTTCGTATTGTCATAAGCCTTTCCTTTTGGTATATAAGAAATTCCGTATTCTTCTTTAAACTCTTCGTTTTTATAAGAAATAGAGTTCTCAAAGTCTGTAAAACTATCACCTGGTGCCCATTCCATCCACATTTCTTCGTCTTTAGCTTTTATGTTAGTAAACCACCTAAATGGACGAATATCTACTGGAATTGAATTTAAGAATACAACGCTACCATACTATTTCATCAAATTAAGAAAATAGAACATATAATCGTTAGATCCGAATTGCATTGCTTTCTGCATACACTCTTCTTCTAACTGTTTATAACGCTCCGTTTTCTCAAACGTAATATATTTATTGAGTACAGCACTATACTAATCTGCTTGGTCTTTTAAAGATTTATTCATCTTTTTAAGACGCTCTCTGTGTCGGAATTGTTTTTCCATAAGCTTGATTAATTTTTTCTATATTTCAATAGACATAAACTAATCATTTATATGGCCGTTCGTTCCGTGATATATATTTAAGAGGTCATTTATCTCCTTTGTAAGCTTTTCGTCCTTAGCGCCATAGTTAGGTTTAGCTGTAGCAAGTTCGTTTTCTATTTGTTTGAATACGAGGGCTTCATTATCCTAATTTTGTTTAAAGATATGAATAGAATTTCTTTCGTTCCATAGATCCCACTGTTTCTTTTCCGAACCGTGATCTTTCATCCACTCTTTTATACCAGCTTCATCGAAATAATCATTCGATTGATTATAAAACCCAGTAGCACCAAGCGATTCCAAGAAATTAGATCTCGCTGTAGCCCAAGCTTTTCTATCTTTAGCAGGACCTTGTTTATCTTTTCCCCTTAATGTTTCATAATACTTCTAAATAGCTCTTGCTATTTTGAGTTCCTCTGGAGATTTTAAATTACCCCACTCGTCATAATCAGAACGAAGCATTTTTTTCTTAGTAAGTATCTCCTATAAAACTTCCCATTGTTCTGGAGTAAGTTTATAATAGTCAGGATACTTAGAATCTTTGCTTGTTATATTTGGAAGGTTGTTTATCTAAAATAACTGTCTGTTTAACGATCTCATCTAACGAACAGCTTCGGTAGGTAGATCTGCTTGTGCTCTATAGTATTCATCTACAAATCTACGAATACTATTTTTTTCCAACCATGAATTTCTGAGGTCGTTAAATTCTTTTCTAGCTTTCTCTTCATCAGGAGCAGTCCTATTTGTAGGTAATAAATTAAGACCATATTTTTTATTAATAACCTCATTTATTCTGGCCATTTCTGCAGCATAGTCATCATAGAATTTACCATAGTTGAATTCTCTGACAAGATATCCGGTTGTTTTTCCATTATTTTTCTCATAAAAATCTTCTATAGAAACCTTACCTTTTATCTCTTCAAGTCCTTCCAATATTGGCATTATTGTGTCATATGTATCATTATCTGCAGTTCTATTGGCTTTTCTTACAAGATATCCTATGGCCCTAAGAGCATCGTCTTGTTCATAATCTATTGGAGATATTTTCCAAAATACATTACTATCTGTTTCTATCTCCATTAGCTTTTGAAGATATTCATCAGCATTAGGATTCTTTACTGCATCAAATACATCAGCAAGTATATTACTTGTTATACCGACATTAAGAGTATGCAATTGATCTTCAACAGTTGCACATACAGATATTATATTCTTAAATACTGCAATAAGCGGTTTTATGGTTTCGTCAATATATTTAAACCTAAATTTATTATACTCTATTTGACCTTCTGGAGTAGTTAAATCGGGTCTATTTGGTAAAGCTCCCCATGCAGCCGATACAAACTCTTCAACAATCTCGTCGTCTCCAAGAATTTTGTTTATATCAGAAGATACTTTTTTATACGTGGCTACATCCTAGTGAGCCAGTGTTTGATATTGTTCGGACGTAAGCTCTTTTATTCCAGCCTACACGTCCTCTAGAAGTTTATTATCTTGCTGAATTTGTGGCTCTAAGTTCTACGCAATTGTTTGAAATCCAATTATTTTTTCCAAATACGAAACCCTTGTTATAAGATCTATTTGATATTTTATACCCTGTTGTTGTTTAATCACAACGTCATCTTGTGCAGAACGTTTTCTAATATTTACAAGTCTTGTATTCAGTAATTGCGCAATCGCATCAAACTGTTTAGACTTGTTTGTTTTTATATCAAGATTGTTTCTCTATAACGTATCAAGCAATGATTTTGTAAACCCTTTTGATACGATGTACGTATCAGCCAACGCTTGATGTGGATCATATAGATTATATACAGCGTCGAATAATTGTTTATTTGTAAGGTTACCTTTGTATATTACAGGCTTATTATATAAATAATTCTTTATAGCTTGCTAATACTTATCTATACTTTCAACATTTGTTAGAAAAACTTTTTCACCAACAAGTCTTCTAGATATTGCATTTATAAAAGATTTTAAAAGATTTTTTATAGTCTTTCTATCTTTTATATCTGCTTCGTTTGCGATATCGTATAAGAACTGTCTTTGATTCTTATCTGTAGTAAAATATGAAACAAACTCTTTCTCATTGTTAAGAATAGGTTCAAACAAACGCATTTTTCGTGCAATTTTATTAAACCTAGAATAAGTCTTATTGTTTATATCTGCAAACTGTTTATCGCTTTCTGATTTAGGATTGTCTATTGCAGGTACTGTAAGAGCGTGCATAACTTCATGTAATATAGCATCTGCGATACGTCCGTTGCTAGCTATATCTAAAACCTTTCTATTTAATACTATAACAGAACCTCCAGCTGAATCTGTAAACGTAGTTGCTGCTACGTTAGACTCCAACTCTCCTATTTTAACAGGAATATCATGAACAGATAATACTTCGGCAAGCTCTTCATTAGTAATAGATACAGCTTTATACTAAAGAAGTTGTTTTAACAACAATCCAGAAGACATAGGCTGTCCTTGTAAGAAAGAAGAACTAAACAATACTGAAGAATCTGATTGCTATAATTGATGAAGAACCCCTAATTCTTTATTTATTTTTGTAAAATCTGTCTTTCTCTATACTTGAATAACTGGTTCTCCGTTTTTATCTACAGTTATATTTTCTACATTTTTTAAAAACGGAAGTTGATTGTCTGATCTGCCACCTTCTGGAAAAGATTTATAATCAAAACGCTCCTAGTTTTTATAATTATATTCAGTATCGCCAAAGTCTTCGTCTTTAATTTCTTCGAATGCCTTTTTAAGCAATGCAACCTTTTCGTTAAGTTCTATAGAGAGTACATTCTTTACAGATATATCTCCATTATACTTATTTAAACCATCCTCACCAGCTTTTTTAGCCCAGTTATCGTCTACGTTAAGTTCTCTACCGTTTATAACATCTGCTGCGTTTATTAATACAAAAGCATTTATAGCAGTATTAGCATCAATGCCTATTCTTCTTGCGTCTCTAGCTATATTCTTAGCAACTTCTATTGCTTCAGGATTAGATAAACTAAACTCAGCTTTATGTGAAAACGGCATTGGCATGTGATGTCTAACTGCCCATTCGGCCAATCTGTTATTATAACTTGCGCCTAAAACATCTCTCAATATATCGGCAGATTCCCAACCGTGTATATCTCCGTGTCTATATGGTTTAGCAACATCGTGAAACATTGCTGCTAATATCATTAAGTCACGTTGATTTCTCAAAGACGATCTAGCTTCAGAAACAAACGGCAAATCCATATCATATTTACCCTCAAATAAATTTAACATTGATTGAGTGACAAATTTAATATGGTTGAGAGTATTTTTCTCTTCAGAAAAATGGTTTTCCGGTCTAGTAGACAATGTATACCTACCATGAGAAAACATCGAATCTGGCCTACTATTGTGATACTAATCCAATAGTTGTTCGAAAAGACTCCAGTTTATTTCTCCGTTTTTACCAACTAAATCTTCCTTTAGAGATTCTTGTGCAAGCCAATTTCCATGTAACAAAAAATATTCGTTTGTATAAAAATCTGATTTTTCTTTTATTGCAGCTAATCTGTCGCCATCATTTTTTTCTAACAGAGCTTGAAATAACAATGATGGTTCACCATTTTTAGCTTTGTCGAGAGCATAACCCCCGTTCATATCCCATATGGTGTACGCAGCATTTACAGCTTGAAGGTCTCGGCCCTCTCGCTGATTTCTCAGCTCAGAGGACCTAAACTCTTCTTCTGTCATTGCTCTGCCACCAAAAGCTTCGACTATTTCATTAAATTCATCGAAAACTTCTTTATTTGTATATAATGGACAAAACATAATTAACAATCATTTGGTTTATTGCCGTTTTCTTCAACAAAATCGTTAGATTCGGCTTGTTTATTTTCGGACTTATTTGCCTTTGGTTTATTATATTTTGCAGCTGCTCTAGCAAGTATGGCATCTATATCACTCTGACTTCTAGTAGCATAACCTATGTCAGGTTTTTCCTCAGAACTTTCATTAGATGATTTTTTTGTACTTGTTTTAGCTGGTTTTTCTTCCTTTGCTGCTTGTTCAACCTTTTCTTCAACTTGAGCTTCTTTCTCTTCAACAACTTCTTGTATACTCTCAATACCCTCTTCTACAGTTTCTTGAATAATATCTTGGTGTTGTTGAGAGAAGTCCACATCATATACAAAAGCTTCTATTCCACTGTTTACCATATCCAACCAAGACTCATATGTATCAGATGTTTTATCTCCTTTAGTAATAAATGCTATTGATTTTTGACTATTTGGAGCTGACTTTGTTCCAATCAAATCTCGCTTAGAATATGCTGCAGTAAGAACTGCTCTGGAAACAGGAGTTGTCCTAGTGGTAACAATTCTTTCCACATTAATATCGTTTGCAACTAATGAAGATATTATAAAGTCGGCCAGTTGATACATTTTAACAAGTCTTGCGATATCTTCAGCCTGGCTTTCTATAGATTTAATATACGCGTCTAAATCTTCATCTGATATATTCTCTGCAGAATCCATCATCATTCCTATAGAGCGAGATATAATATCGTCTTTATCACTTTCAGAAACAGGTATCATATCTTCTGTAATATTAAATCCTATGATATTTTTAGACTCCTTTTGTTGTTTTGAAAGTTTATCTGAGAACTTCTTTATAGATGCAAGAATAGACTCTATATCAAGTTGACCATTTTTACCAAAAGCTTTTTCAACATTTACTAGCTTCTCCTGTGGTATAGATTCTTTATTTACATCTTGTTTACCATCAAAACTTATAACAAAGTTACTATAATTTATCATTCTTCTAGATGGTTTGGATTCAATATCCACGTACGCTGTTCCATCTAAAGCTTTTACTCCAGTAACCTTTGTCTTTTTAGACTTTCCAGAATACACAGCCCTCTCGAAGGCTTCTTTATACGAATCATCAAGTTTCGTATCTTGAACAACTTCGTCCAAAACCCATCCAACAAAATCTCCTTCTTTGAGTTCGCCTTTTGCATCTTTTTTGTGTATCTCATTTAATAACTTTTCGTTATCTTTATCTACGAGATTGTAAAGATACTCCCACATTTCGCGTTCATTAAACTCACCAGGAAGTTTATTATCTTGGAATATAGATGGTATATTGCCGTTTTTATAGAATTCATAATATCTAGTTCCTCCAACCTACATGCCTGCTTTCTACGTAGCCATGTATATTGCAGCTTTTCCTCTAGTTCTTACATCTTCTTTTCCAACTTCTTTTCCTACAATGTGTCCAACCTTCTTATATAGAATCGATACACCTTTTTTGGTAATTTTTACAAAATCTGGTTCATTTGCACCAAAGTTTCTAGTAACTATGAGTCCGTAGAATCTAGCACCACTTTTCTTATCTTTCCACAAGAAGTTATCTGGTCTAAATTCCATAGAACCACCAGAACTCATCTTAAATTCGTTTCTGTGATTATTCTCGTATACACTAGGAACAATATTGTCATCAAACCAATAATTTCTACACAACACATCTGCATAATACGAACCTAATTGTTTCATATTCTAATGTGCAGTAAGAGGATTTCTAAGAAGTTCTTCTTGGTATGTTCTGTTAGAAGATTTTATCATTCCAGTAATAGCACTGTCGTACAGAGACCTGTACAATTCTGGAACAAGAGAAAATACATTATTTCTTCCAGCTGTATCATAAGATGTGTAATATCCGTATATTACAATATCTCTTGCTAAATCTCTAACAATACTAGATTGGTGTTTTAATAAAGCGGCGAAATCAGCAATAAGCTTTTCTTTCTTATAATCAGCAGTCCTTATAACAGATTCGTTTAAGAACAATCTATCTATAGAAACATTTTTAGTCTTAGACAAAGGCGATAAATATAGCAAGAAATCATTTAAAATTTCTCCATTTGCAACAATTCCTTGAGCATAATCCGCATCTGGATTCTCCATTACGTCTTTGATAAATTTACTTATTCTATTTGGGAGAGATTCTTGATTTGCAGATCCAAACATTAGCTTTGCAAAATATGGAAGAGCTTTATTAAGATCCCCGCCAAATGATATATCTATCTTACCAGCTTCCTTATTACTTTCAATAAGAGCAACTGGATCTCCAGAATATTGAGGAGTAGCTTTAGAACTATTCATCATTATATTAAACCTTGCTATATTGTCGAGAGCAACAGCGACTCTTTGAGCAGTATCTTCACTAGAATAAGGTTTAAACGTTTCTAATGGATCAGTTATGTATTGTTTAGTGCCATCCTTTTTCAAAATATATTGAGGGCGCCAATTTCCTTGTTCGTCTTGTTTATAAAGAACTTTGTCTATCTTTAATTTTCCATTTAAGATTTCCGAAACTTCTTTGTAAAGATTACTAAATGGTGTAGTTGCTGTTAAAAGTTGACGTCTTAATATCTGTTTTGTAAGGTTATGTGCCTATTGGAATTTATCCCATAAGAACGTATGTTCAAAATATACACTCATTGCATAACCAGGAGTTTCATTAAGTTCTTGACTCGCTCCTCTAATATACCAAGTCTTTGAGTTATGCCATACATCTAAGATTCTGTTTCCAAAATTCTATTGTTTTTGTATAGTATTACCAAATCCTTCAGTATCTATTCGAGAAACCATTACAAGTTTACTTAAATCTTTTGCAGGTTTAGCAATTTCTGTAAATGCTTGTAAACACATAAGATTAAACATCAACGCATTTATTCTATCTTTTACGTCAGACGAATATACGTCTTTAATGGATTTTATTCCCTTTTCTGTATTAAACACCTGAGATTTATCCACAAATGCTTCTGGAGCCTTTCCATTGTTTCTATTTTTCATCATTGTTTGGATTTGATGATTAGATATTTTATATCTATATCCAAGCAACTATGTTTTTATTGTATTTACAAACTGTTTATTTTCTTCGGTCTCATCCAAAGTGGCTAAAAGATTATCAATAGAATTTATATAATTCTTTATGATATCTTTTCTAAGCTAAGATGACTTTTGCCAACTAGATATATCTTCAACTTCTGAACCAGTTATCATTCTTCCATATATACCTCCAAGCTACATTGCTCTAGATGTATATTCTTTTAGAATAGGCTGTGCTAAGAAAGAGAATGTAGAAAGTCCCATTCCTGCACGAAGTAAGAATGTTGCGTGATTATACGTAACCTTATTCAAATTAAGTATAAATACATAAGGATCTTTTGCTACGTCCACGTGAGCAGATACCATTGCAGACAACCAGTCAGCTATATATGTACCATCTTTATCTTTTGTATAAATCTCATCAAGTTCTCCGAAGCCATATTTAGACAATTCGTCTCCATAATTCATACTAAGATGGACTTGTTGCATCAGTGTAAGATGCGTAATAGCGAGTGCGAACGGAGAGATTCCATCTTTACCAGTTTTAAACTCAAGTTTTGCGTTGGACTGGAATGAAGGCAACAATTCATACATTCCTTTTCTATACGACTTGTTTGCAGGGCGTATTCTATCCAAGAAATCATCGTGAACCTTATTTACGATTACATCAAGAGATCTTCTGCTAGAAGCATAACTCTTAGGATCTTGAAGTATTGCGAGATAATCAAATAATAATTTGTTCTGAATTTCTTCGGTGGTCCAATCTCGATAAGCTTCTATTTTCTTATCCAACGAAAGATCATTGTCAATATCTCCTCTGTTTACTAACTTTCCGTCTTTATAATTAAGAGTGGCAATAAATATTTTATCCACGTCATAGTCAGAACCAGTTTGGCTAGTAATTTCAGGAGGAAGAATGATAAGGTCACCGTTTTCTTCTGGAAGAACATCCATTACTGTTATGGCAAACGCAGAAGACAATCCCTGTGTAGGAATACGATATCCAATACCAAACGCACTAGGTTTTGATTTCGATCCGTCTTTCTTAGTTCCGCCAATTACATCATTCTCTATCAACCATTGTCTTCTCTCTTTATAGCTCTTTTTATCATAGTCTGGAATTACGTGTCTAAAGAAATTCATAGTTAACATAACTTCAATAGAACCGTCGTCTCTGTGCCAATTAAGAGGTTTTCCATCATTATAATTAATATAATTTGGAGACCATGCTTCATGATTGTCTGTGTAGTCTGTAAAACCAAACAGAGATTGCTATACTGCAGTACCACCTCGTGTAGGAATACTAATAACCTCGTCATTTACATACGAAGACACTGCGTATTCAAAAAGGGTTCTAGAAGAAATACATTCTGCAACAAATCCATTATTAAGAATACTTTCTGCAGTTATTCCAAGATTCTAACTTTCGGCAATTTTCTTAAGTTTATTGTGAATATACTTATCGCTAGGTAAGAATTCACCCTTCTTATTCTTTTCAAACAACTCGTTCTAGATTCGTTCAACTCCTCTTTGTGTTAGAGTATTGATACAAGCCATCAAATCACTCTTTATATTAGAACCCTTTGATTGCTTTATATTGTTTTGCCATAATCCATAAACGTCGTCATCGAATAGATTTTGATACATGATTTTAAACACCTGTGTACCAATTGCTCTAGAGTCAGCTTCGTGAGATTGAGTATTCAACTAATAACGCAAAAATGTTATATCTTGTACTACTACAGGTATTACATTGTCTCCGGAATTCTCCAAAATTGTATCTGTAGAATAATCTATAGACTTAGAGTTATCTTTATTTACCCAAGAACCCAGATCTCCTATATTAACAACCTTTCCTCTTCCATTGTTCTCATCGTATGCATTTGGAGCATTTTTTGCAGCACCGACTTTAACAGCAGATTCAAAACTAATGGCGTCAAGCTCTTGGCCAGCTTTGTTCATTCTATCATAAAGTTTTCTACCTGTATCAGATTGTGCAGTATGCTTAAACAATGGGAAACATGCTTGTTTATTAAGAACAGTACGATTTACGGCAGAGTTTGGATCTGACGTATCTATTAATTCGAATTGATTATTAAAATATGTGAGTTTTAATGGATATAATTCTAATTTAGAAACAATTTTACATTTTTCTACATCATTCATCCAATCATCATCGCTCAAAAGAATATTATATGCCTCCTCGCAATCGTCATTCCATTTTCCCAATCCTTTTCTTATCTTTCGATAGAAAGCAGGTCTAAGGAATACCTATGCATCAGAAACATTAATTTTCTCATAAGGCCCTTGTTGTTCTATAAGAGGTTCGGCTATTGCTTTTTGATATAAATTTTCACCGTTTACATCTGCGTCTTTAAATATCTTCTTTACTTCATCAGCAGTACCGTGATTGTTAGAATAAATGTCCTAGATAAATCGATGAATGTCGTATTTATCTTTTCCAAACTTCTCAATTCTTTCGTTGATTAACTTTTCTATTGGTTCAAATTTATGAGTTCTTATATAATCAACCATCAGTTGTCTTTCGAATCTAGGTATTATATCGCTCTCTAAAAATTTAGACTTCATTATAAAGTCTCCAATAGTAAGGTTTGTAAAGTTTTTACTATTTAAATATGCCCTGTCTTCATCGTCCTCTATCTCATCTTTAGTATATCCAAGTCTAATTTCATCTCCAGGAGACATCTACGATCCAGCACGTTTAATTTTATCTGAATGTTTTTCTTTCAATATCTTAACTTCTACTGGTTGTGATACACTAGTTCCATTTTCCAGTTGAATCTATATCATTCTAAACTCAGATTTATATTCTCCGTCCTTATCGTTATTGTATATATACTTATACTGAGCAGGGTCTCCTTGGTTTACTTTTTCATATTCTATAATAGAGATGGCAGTGTTAGCAACGTGATTTGCCATTGCAGAGAACAACATTTGCGCATCATATATACCAGAAACACCATTATTATATGCCTTATAATCACGTAAAGATCTCGGATGACCTTTTTTCTAGAAACGTTTTGCTTGTCTCTCTAGCAACTGTGCTGGAACAGAGTAAGGAATATATATTCCATTTTGATTTTTAGATGCGAGAATCCAGTTTGGGTTAGTAGATACTTCGTCTAATTCATCCAATACCATGTTAATTAACTTTCCATTAATATTGGATAATAGTATTTCTGAAGCGTACCCGTTTACAAACAGTTTGTCTTTAAGTTGCTACAATTTAAGTCTTATTAACTCAAATCCATCTGCATCGTCTACATTATCTATGTTCAAAGACGGGTCGATATCTCGTAATCCAACATCTTCTCCAGTGCGTGAATCTTTGATCTGTCCAGATTCTATCTGTTTTTGTAATTTCCACAAACCTTCCAACCACTAATTTAAATTAGTAGCAGGAACAATTACAGGATTATCATTCTCGTCGAGAATTTCTTTACCATCTTCATTTATCTTAACTTCTAATCTAGAAAAAGATAATACGTCGTAGAAATATCTAAACAAACCACCGTTTCCGTCGAATTGCAGTCTTCCATCTTTTATGCTTGCGTCGTAATTTTTATTAGCCTTATCTGGATGCTCAACCATATATTTTATATGATTTTTGCTATAATAATATATCAACGCGTCTAGTTCATCAAGCATATAGTTTGCAAACAACGTAAGCGTGTTATCGCTAAAACGTCTGTAAGAAAAATCTTTATCTTTTATTACCGCATCGTCTCCAGATTCCTCCAATTCTTTTGTTTTCTGAGATATAAATTCATTTCTTACTTTTGATACTTGGTCTGCAGTTGCTTCAGGATTATTTATTTTAAACTGTGTAACAAGATCATCCGCTTCTTTTCCATATGCCTTTTCTACAAATTTAGATCTAACTGCACTGTCAACGTATCCGAGGACACAATCGTGTACAGTTTGTATAGATTTTGTTTGTATATGAAAATGCATCTTCTTGTCTGCCATAACTGGAGTAATCAGATTAGTAAACTCATTGTTAAATGGGTTCTTATCGTCTACTCCGAACGTAGGATCCTGATCCAAAAGCATCATATTTATTATATAATCCTCCAATGCAGTAATACCAAAGAAGTCTGCACCCTTTTGTACAGAATCTGAATCCATTCCTATATTAAGGTTCAGTTTAAACTTATTCTCTTGTGGGGTGTTTTCATCAAAATCTTTTGCAGCATCTAATATGAGAGAATGTCTTGCATATTTACTTCTTCTTAATTCAAGTGCCCTTTGTCCATTGGTGGTATTTAAAAGTCTGAAAGATGTAGAAAGAGTGTTATTTTGGGTATTTGGGTATCCCATCTCTCCACTTGGCATTCTAACAGCGTACTCTTCCGTAGATGGGTGTATTGCGTTATAAGCAAGTGCCATCTTAGTGACTTTGCTGTTCATTTTAGTGCCAACAAAAGTTCTTTCGATTTCTATTTCATCATTCAGCTTTTTACCAGCTCCCATTGGGTGATTTTTGTACGACAAATTACCAATATTTTCGTTTATAAGAGCTATAAAATATCCAAATGTACCTGCTGTTTTTGTACAAACAAGATCTGAAAGATGTTTCTTGATGTTTTTATCAGACATCTCATCTCCACTTCTATCAAAATCTAGCTATATAAAATAATCTAGAGTTTGTCTGTCGCTAGTAACACCGAGAGTATTAAGAAGTTTCAATACCGCATCTTTTACTTCTTGTACACTAGACCCACCAGAAACTTTTGACCTTACGCTCTTTTGCAACTTTATTAGTTGTTTTGCAAAATTTTTGCTTATTTTAAAATCTCCAGCAGCTCTATCAATAAGACCTTGCATTAATAGAGACTGTGACCATTTTCTAGGTATATTTCTAGCAGCTCTAAGCGTATTGTCGTTTCTTAATATCCACTGTTTGTTTCTGTCAGAAAGCATTTGCGATTCTACTCTCTACACATAAGCTTGAACTTCTTCTGCTGGCATAGAAGCAAGAACTTCATCCATTCCAGCGAGAGCAGCTTCTGTTCTAAGTCTTGTCGCAAGCTAATAGTACGACATGTTTGGTGTTTGAGAATTGACAGTAGAATAAATCTGAGATTTAAGATCACTATTGTCTTCTATTTCATCAAGCTTAGCGTCCAATGCCTCAAAAAACGTTTGTGATTTAGCAAGACGTTTTACGATACCTCTTAGTGAATTTTGGTCATATACTGCATTTCCTTCTTCGTCTGTAACAATGTTTCCATTTGCATCTCTTTGAAAATCTTCATAAGAGTTACATTCTCCAAGATTTCTTGTAACGAGATACCAAGCCTCATCGAATGGCATATATTCTGTTATCTATGGAAATATTGAATTACCTTTTTCTACATAAATAGGTTCTCCCATAGAATAATCCCAATATGATTTTGGTATTTGGCGCAAGAATAACTTTACAAGGAATCCCACAGACTGTTTTCTAGGTATTGTAACTTGATATCTATCAAATTGGTTTTCATTGTCTTTTTCTTTATCTTTAGACGCATGCTTACTCTTTTTTATACCAAGACCTAGATCTTTAAACCTAGACGCAAGTATGTGAAATAAAGCGTCTGGATTGTCTATAAAAGCTTTTATAAGAGCGGCTTTTTGTTCTGGAAGTCTTTTAGTTAATTGTTCAAGCTGTTTTCTGAAAGCTTTAAATCCTTCCTCTTTAAGCAAAGACGTAAGTTTTTCTACAGTATCTATATCACAATTAAGAGCGTAATCGACAATAGCATTTCCAACATCGTAAAAAGTTCTAGTATCTTTTATAACATGGGCAATGTTATCCTAGGTCTGTCTATTTAGACCAGGAATCTCTAATCCACTAAATACAAACCCTTTATATCTCTTTTTGAATGCTTGTAACGATTCTTTATCGAGAGATGTATTTTTATATAAACCTCTGTGAATATTATAATAAACGTCTTCGTACGCAGGATGCTTGCCAACTATATTCAAGAATTCTCCAACAGATCTGAAAAATCTCTTTATTCTAGAAGATATAGGACGATCTGTCCATTTTTCCTCCTTATTGCGGAAGTCTTCCGCCATTAATTCTTCTATCTATTTATTTGTATAATGTTTATCTTGTAAATTATTTACTTCAACATATTCTTTATATAGTCTGGCACGTTGCTGTCTATTATGCATAAGAAGGTTAACATAGTGCCATGCTTCGTGATACGGAAGTCCCCTACCTCCATTTCTTCTGAATGTGAATAATGCTTGTTCCTCTTCATCTAAAGAATCATAGATGAGTTCCATCATACCATACACATCTTTATATTTAACAGACCTAATGATAGCATCTGTTACAAGAATCTGATGTTGTTGTATTCCAAGTTTTTTATTCAACCACTCTCTAGCTGATTTCTCATCGAACACACCAATCTGATCTGCTGTGGAGAATACTCCGTTTACATAACTTTGCATTAAGTTTCCTGCACCAGCATAATTTTCAAGATGAATTTCAACATGTCCGCTTTCATAAACTTCTACAATTGGAACAGCTCGTTTTCCTTTTTTACCATTGGCAGTTTGCATTGCTGCGTCTAATAACAACGGATATTCTATTTCTGGATCCATTGTTATTTTTGCTCCATCTCTAAGTTTAAGTTGATCTTGATGTTCTTCTAATAAATTTGCGAGTTTTTCTACCTTTGCAACAATTGCCGATTTAAAGTCTTTTACGTCTGTATATTTACCGGAATTATCCAATGCCATATCAAGCATTATAGACTTTATCCTGGCACCATATTTTTTGTACTTCTCAGAACTTCCATGTCTACGATCATCTTCTGTAACATACATTTCGTATGCAGACTTATCGTTTAACTGTGGCAACTTACTTATCTTCTTAGTCAAAGATCTCAATGCTTCTTGAGCATTTAGAAGTTCTTCTATATCAACAGTACTATCTTTTCTTTCTGGAACTATTGGATCTACAGAAATAGGAGCGGATTCTATACCACTTGCATAAACCCACGGTGCATAAAACACATCATTAGATACATCTGTCAGTAATCTTCCGGTTTTTATCATCCACGCCAAGACTGTAGTATTAGGTATCACGCGAATAGGTGTACCATCTGTATCAAGTTGGAATAAATCTTCCTTATTAAATGTAAACTCAGGTATACCTGCTATAGAAAACTCTTTTTGATCAGAATTTCTACTAAAGAATTCCATAAGAGCTTGAGTTATAAGTTTGGTGTTTTGTTCTCCAAACTTCTGGTTCATTGTCTTACGGTCAGTGTTCCAGTGGAATTGATCTGCAATCGCTCCAACTACTCGCTGTCGCAAATTTTTATCACTAAACAATGTTACAGGATCTATTGTTTCAAGATGATACTTTATAGAACCATTTTCCAAAAACGTTGGAAGAGCTATTTTCAATTTACCGTCAACAATAGCTAACTGTTTTTCTGCGTAATGTTGTAATTGATCTTCAACCTTTTGGTTCTTTAATATTGTCTTTGGACTATTATGTATAATTAAATCTGCAAACTGTCTTTGAACCTGAGCAGACATTCTTGGATCGCCAGGAATATATTTTGGATTTAATTTACCAAACAGCATATACAACAAGGCTTCTGCCATACTAGGTTTACGAGTTGCATCGCCAACAATTTCACCAGTATCTGGATCGATTACAAGCTTTACATTATTCTCATTGACTCTAGATGGAATAGGATCGTTTCCGTATTGAGTATTTAACCTCTGTTCAATAAGCATCATTGGAACCATTGTTCCATTTACTGTTCTTACAGATAAAAATATCTTACCTGCTATTCCTCCATTTTCATAATGGTTTCCAAACCCTTCTCTTATATCGTCAATGTAATAAGGGTTTGCAGCATTTTCTAAACCTCTTCCAAATCCAATACGTAGCGATCCGTTTGTTATGGCTTCCGATATACCTTGTATGTCTGTAGGAATTCCAAAAGGATTGTCGTCTCTAGACAATACGGTAAGCTTTGGAAGTTTATCGTCGTGCTTAATGTTGTCAAACTTTCCGTTACTTATTGACGTAGCGTTCGGGTCAGGTTTTACTGATGTTCTTACTTCACTAGGGAATGTCCAATTCCCATCATTGTCTTTAGTAAGATATGCATTTATAATAGCCATTCTATTATTGTGTAATTTGGCTATCATAGCATCTATTTCTGGGTATGATAAAACGCGCCCGTTTTTAGATAAGTGTTCTCTAGCAGTTTGTTTAGCGTTTCTTATAGCTAGTTCTGCATCCTTCTTTCGTCTCTGATACTCTGTATCGCTTTCTCCAGGTCTTTTCGAAAACTAATGAGTACCTCTAACCATATATCCAGCAGTATCTTCGCTAAGATTTTGGCCTGTTTGTATATAATATTGAGCAACAAGAATTTTTGTAGCCTCTTCATACATACGTTCCAACGCAGACTCTTTCTTTTCACCAGGATGTCTTACGCCGTGTAATTCATAGCGTTCACGCTCGTCACGCTCTTCGTTGACAGGTATTGTTTCTATTTTTTGTTTACCTGTCTTTTCGTCTATCAATGGTTCGCCAGTTATCTTGTTTTTGGCTTTCCATTCGGCGTCATATTTTCCAAGACCTCTTAATGTAGTAGCATAACAAGTCTTGTCAGACTCGTCTTCTATTATTAATGCTACAGTAAAAGTGTCTGCTATTTCTTCGTTAGAAAAATGCTTATCTTTATTTTTTTCAAAATACTCCTAAGCAGCTTGGTTTTGAGTTACTATATAATATTTATTTGCGTTTTTAAACCAATTTGGAATAAGAAGTTTTTTAGCTAACTCTCTATTAGAACGCAATTCGTAACGTAATTTAACTTGTTCGCCACCGACAGTTAGATCTATTGGTTTATCTGTAGGATTTCCATTTTCATCCCTTGGATCTGGATTATAAAAGAACGTACAACTAAGGAGATCGCCCATAGCTAAATCTTCTTGAGTCTAAGAATCTTCTCTAGAATGACTTCTTCCTGGCCTACTATATGCAGACAGGAGGGCACCATGGTCTATTGACGATAAAGTGTCTTGTATACCAAGTATGGCAGCAATTGCTTCTGGGTCAACAACACTTCCTCCGTGCATCCACGTACCGTTTATAAAGTCTAATTCAGATAATATTATTTCTGGATTTCCTTCATTTATATCTATTTGTGGAGCGCCTTCGTTAATGTCTATTTGAGGTTTTCCTTCATCGATATTTATTTGTGGAGCTCCCTCGTTAATATCAAAATTAGGAGCACCTTCATTAATATCTATATCTGGGGCACCTTCATTAACGTTGATGTCAGGAGCAGGTTCGTCATTCTAAAAATCAGGTACGTTTTCATTTTGGTCGCCAAAATCAGCAGGATCTTCATTTATATTTATTTCTGGAGAAGGTTCTTGTATTACCGGTTCTGGCTATGGCTCTGGTTCATTAGAATTATTTTCAGGAAGTTGTTCTTGACTAGATATTTGTTCAGGCGTTTCTGGCTATATCTACGGTTCTGGTTCTACTACAGACTGTTCAGGTTCAGGTTCTGGTTGTACAGCAGGTTCTGGTTCTGTTGTAGTTTCTGTGGCAGGCTCTTCTTGAGTAGTTTCTGGTTCAGAAACAACAGGCTCTTCTACAGGAGGCTGAACAACTGGATCTGGTTCTTGTGGTTCCTCAATGGTATCTATTTCACCTTGAATTAATCCAGCATGTGCTACTAATTTTCTACGTTCGTCATTGTCTATTTCAGACAGTATATAACGCATGGCAGCTTCTTTTCTGAGATTTCTTTGTTCCTCATCCAAGTCAGTTCCCGCTACTAGATCCATTTCATCTATACCACTCTTCTATTCTTCGAGGTCTTTGTATTTTTCAGCAAGTTCTTTCATAAACTCGCCACCCTCATCTTTAGAATACAGAGCTCTTACGAACTCGTCCGGAGAATGCTTATCTCTATGTAAAATCGCATCAGCAAGAATCTATAAGTTTTCAGCAGCAGCTGTCATCATCATCATGTTCTGAAGATCTGCTGTTAAAGACTATTCTGAATCCATATCTAGCCCTGGAACTGACGAAAAGAAGTCATCTAGCGTGTCTGTTAACTTTATTTTATCCTGCTCTTGTAATTCAGAATTTAGTATATTTACCCAACTGTTTCTAGCTTTTAGGTACTTCTTTGCAGAGTCGTCATATTTTGTTTTAAGACGTCTTAATGACTCTATGTATCCATTTATTTTATATAAATCCAAATCTCTTCCAAAAAGTTTCTAGAATTTTGTAAGATGCTCTTTTCTATTTTCTAGTTCTGATATAAGACCGTTTATTGCGTGCTGTTTCTGCATAACATACCACGCATCCATAACGGATTCAAATATAGAGCGCTCATCTTGAACTAAGTCTTTGTCTACAATATACTCTAAAAACTCATTTCTTGTATTTTCATCTTCTAACGCGAGAATAGAATCTTGAATCGACAACTCTTTTCCCTAAATTCCAGATTTGGTTAAATATATATTGAATAACGTATGACCACTTTCTTGTCCAATTTTAGCAAGTTGTTCATTAGATAACTTACTATATGTGTCTAGTCTATTCTGTCTAGAATTATTTCTAAAATCGGTTAACGCTTTTTTGTATTTTTGATAATAATTAGAAAGAATATCGTACGTTTGTGCTAATTCTGGATTATCTGTGCGAATATTATCTTTTCTTGATTGAGCAACATCTGGGTCTAATAATGTGAGTATTAGATCTTTTTTTACTCCAAAATTTTTAGTGATGTTATACAACTGTTCTACAAGTAAATCTCCAGCAGTTTCAGCATCTACTAACTTTGTTGCACCTTTTATGATAGCATTCTTGTATTTCTCAGAATTTTTTACAATTCCTTTATCTGCAAGATCTTTTTCATAATTCTCATCATTGTATAAAGTCCACAGTGCACTAACGTGTTTTATATCATCGTCTATGTACTTTTTTTCAACTAAAGAATTTTGTTCATCTACACCCAACTTCAAATCATTTAAAGCGCGAGCAAGTTTTATAGCACTTACTCCATTCTTCTTGAACATATCATAGAATATGGACATGTGTTCTGTATCGTCTTGCGCTTTAAAATTCTCTCCGACCATTTTACTAATCACTTTATCAGTACGAAGCTGGCCTATTAGATTTCTTAGATTGTTGTTATATTCGCTACTGGATACATTCGTAACGGCATTCATTCCTATACCCATCAACGGAGAGATAAAGAACCCTATAGCCATTGCTTTTCGAATCTCATCATCACCATGATCGTGCATTCCAAACAGCGCTTCTATTGAATATTTACCAAGTTCCAAATTTTGGAGAGCGTCAGATAGGTTAAATACGCTATATGGAGCATTATAATTATCATATTCGCCCTATCCAAATCTTTGTTGCAATACCTATTGTTGGCCTTCTTCAATACCCTCTACGACTCCAGTCGTTAACGATCTCTATGCGATATCTTTTGCGTAATCTGACGTATGTTTAAACTGTAATCCTAATTTCTTAGCATCGTGTGCAATAAAATATCCGGCAAGTCTATCAACAAAACTGTTTTTAGCAGCCATCATCGCATCTGCGTATTCTTCTGCAAGCTTTCCGATAGCAGGTTGAGCTCGTCTTACTGCTGCTGTATTAACACCTACTTTATAATTATTTAATATATCATTCCATAGTGCATTTGGAGACTGCAAGTATCCCTTTGTAGGAATTACAGGTATGTAATTTTTATTCATAAACTTAGTAATAGCGTTACTAAATTTATTCATAACTTGTCCACCATAACTCAGCCAAGGTAATACTTCTAGATAATCGTGTAATGCGAGAGCATTGTTTGCATTTATTAGTTTAGAAATACCATTTTGAGATACTTTTTTGGCTTCTTCAAACGCAGGATCTCCAGTCTATATGTCATACGCAAGTGCAAGTCCAGCAAGATCTTGAGGCTCCATCTTGCTTGTATCCAAATCTAGTTCTGTCTGAGCAAAATTTATTATCTTAGAAAATGCGTTTTCTAAATCAGTCCCGTTTGATTGAATTTCTTTAAGAAATCTTTGAGACATTGCCTCCTCTGCTTCTTGCGCAGTCTCTAACTTTCTTTGCTCAGAAAGAATATCAAATGTTTTTCCTATCTCTGCAGCTCTAACTGCGGTTGCAGCCTTGGCAGAACCAATTGCATCTGCAAGATAAGACAGTGCTTGCCCGCCATATTTTACTGATTTTGACCTATCAGCTAAAGCTGTAGCTACAACAGGAAGTTTTCGTATAATATAATTAGAAACTGCATTTAATCCTATTGTTTTAACCATTCCTCCAGCCAATCCGAGTGTACTTCCCAATTCAGGAAGCATATACCACGGATGCCAAAATTCACCAGAATGTTGCTGCTGAGCAGCTCTCCATTCATCTGAAACGTCATCTGGATCCCATACATTGTTCAACCAAGATCCGCCTTTTAATGAAAATTCTGGGGCATCTGCAAATGGAACAAAGTTAAGAAGTTTAGATGGATCGTCCCACATTTGTTCCAAATGTCTAGAGAATGGAATGCGCATCGATCCGGTACGTTTTGCCCACTCGTTTGCCTTATAGTCCCAACTGAGTTCTTTGAATTTGTTGTCGTTGAACTCTTTCCACTATTCTAACTTTTCTCTATCCGATCTAGATATGTCTGTATATTCATTCAATCCAGGTGCGCTTTTTATTCCTCCTTTATACATGAATTTTATATAAGGCTCCATGTAATTATTTGGATTATTTGCGCTAGACATCACAGCGTTATTAGAAATATATTTACTACTGTCTACTAAATTAGCAGCGTAAGACATGATATTTCCAAAATGCCCTGCTGCGTTAGATATAGTAGTGCCTATATTTCCTAAGAACGTTTTTGCGTTTTGCCACAAATCAGATACAGATTTTATTTCATTATAGTCGTCGTATTGAGAATCATTTTGAGTGGCATATTGTGCAAGTTCTGCAAGGTCTACGTCTTTTCTATATTCTTTAGGAACAAGATTTTTATCGAACAATAACTGTGCAATAGCAACATGAGAACGACCTTCACTCAGAAAATATTTGTCCCATTCTTGTATTTCTTTAAGAATTTTCTATTTCTCAACAGGGTCTTTCTTTTGTTTATATTCGTCTATGAGATTATAATATGTTTCTATATCCTTTAAGTCCTTGTTTTCTTGAGACAAGTTTGCGAGCAATGTTTTATCTGAAGATATTTTTCCATCTACCCATCTTTCAGACAACATTCGCATAGAATTAGAAACATCGTCAAAATCAGTAAATGCTCCAGCTAAACCACCTATTGTGCCACCAATGCCTGCTCCGACAGGACCTCCAACATAAGCACCAAGAGCCGCTCCTGTGGCGGCTCCAGTACCTATTTCTCCTGCGTGATCTGATAAATAATCTGTTATAGAAAACGGGTCTTCGGGATTTCTCTGATTTTCAAACTATTGTCTATCAAAATAATAGTCCTGCCCGGTTTCCTGCTAGTATGTACGCAGATCTTTATCTAATTCGTTTCTAGCTCTCCACGAAGAACTTCTACTACCTAAATATGTTTTTCTCATAATAATTAAAAATCAAAGTCAAAATCACTTTCAAAATCTCCAGGCATCGAATTATACCACACTTCAGGAGATGGTATAGTAGCGTCAGCAGATCCAGAGTTAGAGCTTACGCCGAATTGTTTCAACGCAGCATTATCCATTATTTTTTGTTCCAAATCTAAATTCTGATCAAAAGCTAGATTCAGCTTGTCGTCTTTAGATGCGTTTGGATTTGGTGTAGACATAAATGGAGTTCTCAATACAGCGCCCTCAATTATTTTATCACTTCCGTCGAAATATTTAAACTTCATGTTTGAGTATATACCATACTGTCCAGTTGAACTGTCTCCACATCCTATTGGCGATGTTGCTTTCATTGCTATTTCACCAGACGACCTAAGTTTTTCTCTAATCTTCTTGGTTTCTTTAATTGCATTGTCGAGAACAGGGCCTGTTATTCCAGCCATCCTAGCCGCAATTTCTTTAGCAGAATATACGTTGTCAACATCACTAGTATCAAATGCAACAAAATTCTGTCCTTTTATCTTATCTACGTTCTTTCCAGCATAAGATAACGCATCCACTTTTGCAGATCCATGTTTCCAAGTGCTTGCAAACATTGCAGAGAATCCTGCGTTGTTTCCACCTGTAAATTGATTAAGATAATTTTTATAGTTAGAATTAAACGTCTTTATAAATTCTTTGCTAGAAGATATAGAAGGATCTACTATTTTATTTGGAGTTACACTGGATATCCTACTTATTGCGTTAGAGTACACATTTCCGTGACCAATTCCAATAGTATTAAACGGCCTAGACAAACCTTTGTTCTTAGTAGTCGTTACAGATCCACCATATATATTTTTACCAAAATATTGTTCTGCAATGTTTCTTTGTGCTCCAAGTACACTATCTCCCATAGATAGCGTAAATTCATCATTGGAGAATGTTGCAGATCTCATTGGATCTTTATTTAGTGTATTTATAACAAGATTCTGATATAAAGGCTGGTAATAAGACGCAAGTTCTTTATTGGATTTATTTCCACTACCGCTACTACTAGAAGATCCTGCTAACCTAGCACGAGCTATGTTATTTCTTTCTCTAGCTAACGCGTTTCTCTATCTAGCAAGATCTAATTCTTTGAATTTAAAGTAGTTGTCTTTATAATCATCTCTTACGTACATTCTTCTACGTTGTCCGTCAGCCACAGCATTGTTGAACGCTATTCTTGCAGCTTCATCCGCATTTGGATTAGCGTCACCTCCAGCAAGATCTCTATAGTATTTATACATTATTTGTCCTTGCGGAGTACTAACCAACTCATTAAAATGAGCGTTTGCAATACCTTTGAGGTCATCCATTGTAATGGCTTCTATTGTATAATCAATACCGTTTTTACTGGCGGAATGTCTATTTCCAACCATACCTTCATAATAAGGATTGCCAAAAGTAGCCATATCTACCATTTTAGTAGGACTCATTTTGTCCCATGCACCAGACTCTAGTGTACTATAAGAATTGATATCTGGACCATCATATTTAGCAAATAATGGGTTATATAAACCGGCAGCCTCGAGTTTAGAGCGTTCTTTCAAGAACTCTGTTGCATTCTGAGCACTAGTTCTAAGCTTATTTACAGCACCTACGTCTATACTTCTAGCAAGTTGTGCAAGCTTAGCTCTACCAGTAGCTGTTCTCAATGGGTCCTCTCCATTGGCATATAGCTCATCGATACCCCTACGGAATCTATTTATAACGTTTTCGTTATACCAATCTTGATCTTTCTGAATGGGTGTTACAAAGTTATCATATTCTTTGTAGAAGTCATCCATTCGCTTCTCAGCCTTATCATACATGTAACGAGCATTCTATACAGCTTGCTACATCAATCCTGTATCGTACAGCTGCATCACTGGCATCTGTACTATTCTATCTGCTCCGTATATCATGATTATTTGCGTCTTAGTTTACCGATATTCATATATGACTTTGGAGAACTCCAATAAATAGGAAGCCCTGTACTAGGAAGCATAAGCTGATTGTTTGTAAGTCTGTATATATCTTGTGGGGTAGCAGCTGTAAACTGCGGAAGCGGTCTTCCAGCTTCTACGGTGCCTGCATATGGATTTAACGCATATGATTTAATTCCAGCAAAATTAGTACGTTTATATAGTTTGTTTGGATCAAGCTGGAGGCTTGGAGCTTTTGTAGAAGAATTATTAGACTTGTTTTTCTTATCTCCGTTTACCATCTCGTCATACAAGTTATACATCTTTCTCCAGTTATGCATATCAATAATACCCTTCGTGAAGTTATTAAGATAATTCATAGCATCAGCTTGTCTCTGGCTAGACATTAACATCTTGGCTCCATGTGCTTGATTGTATGCATTGTAGTCAAATTGTTCTGACTTCATATCTCTATTAGCCTAATCTTCACCAAGTTGAGCATCCATTTGTGCAAATGCTTGTGCATACTTATTATTCATATCCTGAGCATATTGATTAACTTTAGCAATACTATTCATTGCATCGTTATATGCAGCATAGTTCATAACGGCTCTCTGAGCTGCACTCATTCCAGCATTATCGTTAGTAGCATATCTATTTTTACTATATACATCGTATAAATCACGATATTCAGTATACGGATTATACTACTGCTGAGCCATTATATTTAATGCTCTACTAGCATTTGCGTTTGTCTTTCTTGTATTTGGTCTACTTATAGGCTCGTTGTCAATTTTACTCTTATCGGTTAAAGAAGAGATCATGCCTATAGAATTAGTTGCCATATTTAACCATTCAGGAAGACCCCATGCAAACTTAGGCAACTTACCACATTTAAATTTGTTTTTCATATATACATTTGTATTAGCATATTCGGCTCCTTGTAAGTCGCCAGTTTGTCTATAATATTCAGAAGGTCTTACCTTCATTCCGTTTGGTAACTCTCCGAACTTGTTGGATAATATTTCTGTATTATTATTTACATAAATAGGAACTGTATCTTTATTATCCATTCCTACTCCAAGCCTTTGATCGGACAGTACTTCGCCATTGGGACCTTTCTATATCATTTGTTCGCCATTGGCACCGTAAGCGTTCTTAAATTTGCTAGATAATGCTCCAAATGGACTTTGAACAATTTTACCATTTTTAAATCCATACAAAGACTGGGATTCTGTATCTCCGTACTCTCTAGCATAATTCTGTTGCATTACAGTAGTAAGAGCTCCGCTTCTTGAGAAATCATTCTGTCGTAACGCCCTATTTTGCGCTTCAGCTATTCTACGACGCATTGCAGCATGTCTTCTACCTCCACCAAACAATCCGCCCACAAGACCTCCGATAGCGCCTACAGCACCTCCTATAAGTCCTCCAACTGGTCCTGCAACACTACCGATAGAAGCTCCTAGTGAAGCACCTTTACCCATTAAGCCTATAGTGTTAGCTTTATTCTCTGCATGTTCTTGAGCGGCCACTTGTTGTGCATCTATCTCATTCTGTGTTTGATAAGATACACCTCCAATATTACCTTCAGCACTACCAGCGTCTTGAAGTAAGTCGTCAGCAGTCTTGTTATACTTAGTGCCACTAGAAATACTACCAACAAAGTCTATAGCAGCTGGGGCTGCTGACATAACTGCTCCAGCATTACTGCCGAACATAGCATTGTCTTTATTGCCCCAGGCGTTTATGTCTTTTACAACCTTACCTATGCTATATTTAGGTAGATTTTTAATATACTTTCTATCTGTCAGAGTGGACTATCCTGTAGTACCTTCTACACCTATTCCTGAAGCAACCTTTTCTTCTATAGTTGGTTGCTCCGTAGGCATCATTCCGTTTTGTATTTGTTTTAGTTCTTTTAACTCCATGACATTCTGTATTTAGTTGTAATGTACTGTATTGAGAAGTCTGTAGAGTTATCAGTAGAACTAAGCTCACATTGCATAGTCTTTCCTCTCATACGACCTCCGTATGAATCGTTATTGTTTCTTGGAATATCTAGTCTAAAGTCATATTCTCTATTAGTAACAGCATTACCATCACACATACTATGTTGTTTCAATGGTGTTTTATAGTCAAATCTAAGACTAGATAAATCATCACCACCATAGAATCTACCTCCAAATGTTTGTATATCAAATACCTTAGGGAACATGTTCTAGCTATTTATAACATACTGTATCTTTGGATGTATGTTTGTACCAAATAACTGTGCATCTGAATCATCGTTCTTCTGCTTATATACACTGTCAGTAGTTGTTGTAAGTATATCTGAGAATAGTGTTGCCGTATACAATGGCATAAATTTATATACAGTAGAGAATGCTTCTATTTGTTCACTGTATACCAAACTCTCATTATTTACTACACTAGACACAAGTTCTTTATTCTTAGGATCGTAGAACATACAAGGATGTGCATTCTCATTATACTGATTAAGATAGTTTCTAACACCCTTGAGAGATGCTAATGGGAGTATGCCATTCTCACTGTAAGCAAGAATCTCTTTATCGTTACCATCCCACCAATACAATGTAGTATTAGACTGTGTAGTAACAAACTGTTTAGGCTTCATACCGTACATAGTAGATATATAATCTGAACGCTGAAGTATTCCTCCGTTACCAAGTATAATCTGGTTACCATCTGAATCATTTAACATTGTGCGTTCATTAGAACTAAGTATGCCTACTGCGTTGTTCTGCCAGAATATAAGTCTGTCCTTGAACAATTTGATATCTGTTATTTCTCCATGTCTAGAATCTACATCTAGATAATTCAATGCTTTGAAGGTTAACCAGCTATCAATGTTCTCTCCGTTTGTCTTAGTATCAGAGTTGTGTACACGTACGTCCCAATTATAGTTTGTAATATCTGTCTTTTCTACTGCAGAATATGTAATTACATTTGGGTCCTGATTGTATGCTGTATTATACTGATACGCAGGCTTCTCCTGTGAGTAACCGCTGTACGATATAGATGCAGGTTCATCTTGTATATAATAACCATTCGTAGTATTAGAAGAGTTATAAGGATTACCACACTGAGCATATATATCTATATCCATGTCAAGAGGTACTTCATATACAGAAGCCATCTTTGTAGCAGTAATATATGTAGGATCAAACCACATATGGTTAGCATTATACTTAAACCATCCTACGTAAGAATCGCCTCCAGTAGCAGTTACTTCATACATGTCTGCATTTGTAGCATCTTCACTATTCTTATAAGCGTCAAATTCAGACTTATTTATATTCATACCTCTACTGTAGTATGTACTATTCTGTATAGCTTGTTTATTATAACCTCCGTAAGGATTGCACAGCTTTACTATATTAGCTACGTGTATAGGTGCAAATTGTCCTGAAGTAGCAGGCATTCTATAAGAAGTGTTCTGTCCACCACATAAGAAGTTGCCATTAAACTTAATAACCATGCATTTACCACCAGTACCGATTGGATAGAAGTATCCAGCACGACCTTTATTATCATCCATACCGTCGCTCTCGGTACCACCGATATCTCTAAGTACTCTTGCTAAATTACTTGTAGACGATCCACTAGAATCCAATGCTAATGGATAAGACCAGTTCACGTAACTATATGTACCAATTGGTGTAACATCGTCCATAAAACGAATCTTATCTCCATCTGCAAATTTGTTCCATTCTGGAACATTTGGGTATCCTATAGCACTTATCTCAGAAGGATATGTTATTACAGCATTGGAATCTGTAAGTACGCCGTCAGGTAATACTCGATTAAATGATGTATAACCAAATTTATATTCGTTTTCTGGATCAGCTTGGTTAATTACTTCTACTTTTAACGAAGATCCATCTGCACATCTATTAATAGATCCTAATGTACTCCAAAAGTTTGTATTTTCACTTAAAGTTGCAAATCTGTCTACGTAGAATGTATATTTACCGCCGTTAGTGGCTGTTTTAAATCTAAATCCTAAGTTGTTATTATCACTTTTAGCTCTAACCGATGCAGCAGATTCTCCACTTCCTATTGTATAATTTTGATTCTAACCACCAGTAGTAAATGCGGCTACATGCTCAACAGATATCTAATTCTTATATGTACTAATTACATTTTTTATATCGTCTGCCTAATAAGCATATTCTGGTGATGCAAACTGAATAGTATCTCTTGATGATTGTGCCGATCTGTAAAATGTTGTCTCAGTAGAATTTTCTCTATTATTATTGTCAGCCCATATATATTGAAGTGACATAATGCCAGAAGGACACATATAATTAGTTTCTCCTGAGTTCTTAGACATTCTCATAGGTGCTGAGACAATACCTTGTGTTATTACATGTCTATCATCAAAACGTCTTGGACATTGTACAATATGTATTGCTTTACAGTTATCTGGAAAGTTTTTTATGTAGAACTTAATGTTATACATCTTTACTGTACATACACCTTCGCTTTCGCTAAATTTATAATCGCTTTGCTTTCTAGGTGGAATACGTATATCAGCAATCCATTTCACAGAAGATGCCTGATTTTTATCATTATATAATATAGCACCAAATCTGTATGTTTCGTCACACTTATAGAAGTTTCTTTGTTGTGTAGTATCCCATCCATCGTGGCTTACTACCACATCTTCTTCCACAAGTCTCCAGTCGATATTTTCACCTTTACCGCCAGTATTATTTACAAGAAGTATATTTTCTTCTGACCATGGTCTCCACCACTTTTGGTTGTACGTATAATCAGAGTTGTTTGTAAACTGTCTATGACACAGCTCTGCATTAGATGGTGGCTTTATTAACGTGCCTTCATCAAACTGTATAGGATATTCTGTTACTGTAGTATCGTACGTCAATTCTCTCCACAGTCCGCTCTGGTCGTCCCATCTATAAGGAGTAACTCCTGTAGTAGAATTAGCTGCTACTGGTGTTATCAACTTCCAGTAGTTACCAGAACTGAATGAACGAGTATCATATTTTTCGAACATCTTGTCTACATCATCCTGTACATATTCAATGTTTGCAGCAAATAGTACATCACCCTTACTCTCTATAATCTTTGGCTTAATTTGCATCTAAGTGAAGCTAAGCAATTCGCTTATACCAAGCTCTTCTTGGCTATCTCCATAGTCTTCTATGTCTACGTATTTTTGCGTAAGATCAATCTCTTTATCTTCGATTCTCTGTACAGTAGGAGTCTGTCCATTGTACATGTAAGTAATTCTGAACAGTTGGATTCTATTTAATCCTGTAGTACCGTCATCAAAGTATACTCGTATTGTTACAGCTTTGTTTGTAAGCTCTTTGTCTGAGTATCCTTCAAAATCATTCTTATACAGAGATAAGACGTTACCTACAGGCGATAATGTAGTAGCAGCTCCACCACGCTTATACAGTCTGTATATATACTGTACTTTAGCTGGTTTAAGATGTCCTGCGTTGTTACTTATAGAAGCTACTGGAGCAGGTAGGAATGTATCTTGGTATCCTGTGAGAGTGTCTATTTCAGTAGGTACTGGCGTATTTTCCTTTGGCCAGTGCGACTTATCTACCCAAATGGGAATTATAACATGTATGCCATCTGCTAGATATAACTTAATGTTATTCTCAGACTCAAATCTCATTACGCCTGAGATTGATACTGTGTCTAAGCTATCCCATAGTGTATCTATGCACGGACCAAATACAAGCGTCCAATCTTCTCCTTTGTTGTCGCTAACATATAAACTCCAACAAGGCTTCTCTTTATTATCAACAATAGTTGTATGTGCACATATTACTACAACGTAATCGCGTATAGAGTTTATATATATTATTCGTTTTCCTTGGAACTCAGCTATTTTAGTATTACCTTCTATAAGTCTAGCTTCTCCTGTATTATGATCTGTGTTAGTTGTTACTCTGATATTCTCAGCATATCTATACTGACTATTATCTATCAAGGCGTCAGATAGGTCAGTATTCATGCCTTTCAAGAACGTATTGACCTACTGGTCTTTATTAATATCCATGATAGTAGTCGTTATAGGTTATCTGTTCTTTATTTATGTCTTTAAAGAATGTATCGTCTGCCTCAAAGTCTGGAATAAGCTTATGCCAATCATTCTTTATGTTCTTCATATCGTCTGCTGTAGGCATCATGGCTTCAGCATAAGCTTGGTTTCTATAGAAGTTCCATTGTTGCTGAATGTAGAAGTATGTGTCTCTAGAGAACTTAGCTGAGTATTTAGAAGTGACACCACTAAGTGTACCAGACATAAACTTAGGGAATGCTAACTTCATTACTACATACCAGTATACAGCCTCTTGATATGATGTTAAATCTGGAATCAAAGGGTATCCTCTTTCGTCTGTTGCTATAGCTTTGTAAGCAAATTTAATATACCCTTTGTCTTTATTTGTTACTACCCAACCAGGTTTAATAAAGTATTCTGGTTTCTGATGTAGTATTTCATCACCAGCCATTCTATTAATGTACTTTGTAGTATTAATAGTATAGAATTGAGACTGCGATGTAAAGTTTTTATGAGGAATAGGTTGTGGCTTCTCAAGCGTTATAACGTCGTCTATGGCCTTATTTTCAAACTCGTGGTTAACTATACCACCGTCAACAAAAGAAGGTCTCTTAACGCGTTTCTATTGCTTAAACAGAGCCGTACTCTTTACCATTGGAATCCAAGGACCATTCTCTTTACTAGAATAAGCTAGACCGTCTAATACAACAAGGTCTGCTGGAATGGGGACTTGATAATCCTGTATTGAAAATATTGGGGTTCCATCAACCCCTGATTCTTTACTGATATACTACATCGGCGCACCAATCTTGTCTATGGCTTCAAATATCCATTCTCTGATGTCTGAGGTCCTATGCCTTACTTCAGTAGAATCTAAATCAGCCATAATCTTAGCCATGACTGATTCACACTTTATATAATTGTATATCATTTATATCCAAATAGTCTTGTTTATTAAATATAAGCTGTGCTAGTCTACGCTTGTTCTGTCTTACGAAACATAGTTGGTATTTATATCTGTCTGGGAATGTGCGAGGTATTTTAGACCAGTATAATCTATACTTATACCCATTTGAATGTTCGTTCAAATGATATATACGTTTGTTATATTCTCGACTAGCTTTGTAATCTACAGATAGGGATTTATCATTAAGCGCCTTAGGTAGATACTTTCCTACCTGTATAAAACCTAGCCCAAAAGGCATTTTAAAGCCGTCTGAGCTGTTTAATATTGCGTCTAGTATAATTCTGCACATTTCTTGTAATATGCGCTTGTAGAGCCCGTAATCAACCTCTATTGGCAACGTACGGTATAAATCCCTAAATGTTATAGATTGTTTACTCTTCATCATCTTGTGGGCCATGTGGTTTTACACTAGCGAGAGTAGCGTTATTACTATCATCACTAGGTCTATTAAGCATGAACGCCAATTCATTTTTCATTATCAATTCTTTGATAGGAGGAACCATCCAACCAGGAATCATTACTTCGTCTTCATCTGGTGCATTTGGATCGTCTCCCTCAGGTATAGCAAGGTCGTTCTCTTTTAGATACAGAACGTATATATATTTAAGCTGGTTCTAATCTACAAGTCCTTGCACGTAAATATGACCGTCGTCTTTATAGTATGCGGTCATTTCACCAAATGTATACTTTCTCCAGTAAGCATAATGTCTACGTATATGGTTCATATATTGAATATTTTCCCCAAGTAAGTCATGTACAGCGAGTATATTATTTTCGTTGTTATCCAACACGTCTTCTATAGAATTTACTGTACGCTTTGTATACGTAGGAACCCCATCCTCTTGAGATTCTACATCTTCAAGGAGAAGGGGTCCAATTTCTGTGCGAGTAATGAATTCTTCGTCAGCAGCCGTATCTTCGTCTAACTAACCTGATTTGCGCAACTGTTTTCGCTTATCCAGTTCTTCTTTCCATATACGAGCTGCATACTATCTAATCCAAGCATGTATATGAGACCTTGAGAAATCTTCACTCTCGCTAATGTTGTTATTTCTTACCATGAGAAGAATATCATCTGTTATTGTCTTAAGTGAAATCTTCTGCATGTTATTTCTTTGTTACTTCAACTACTCTAACTGAGTCAGTCTTAATAATATCGTTAGTGTTTTCTATTACATACTTAGTACTTGTAACTTTCTTAAAGTCTAATGTAAATAATCTCTTTAAGAAGCTCTTCTTATTCTTATAATGCTTATCTGTATAAACATATAAGTACTGAGTATTATTAATATCTAAGGCTATATTAACAGTATCTTTACCAATAGTATACTCTACTATAGTAAGATCATTAAATCTTATACTATCTTTATATATACTATCTTTAAGTATAGTTATAATATCCTTTTCTATCTTTTTACTACCTATAACGTTTATAGACTACGTTTGCGTTGCAGCTGTCTTTATTTGTTTAGGTTTAATCTTCAACTCTTTGCGTACACTATACAATTGATGTACGAGTTTATCATTGTATTGCTGTAACTCATCCACGCTTAGCTATAAAACATTATTGGCCTACTAGGACCCCTGTAAGGAGCCCTAATAGGCCTCAATGTTGTTCTAAGCCATTTCTAGGCTTTCTGACAGCTTTTTATTCTTGTTGCTAAGAGTTATGCCCCAAGCGAGTAAAAGTGCCACAGAGAGGCCTATACAGGCCTTAAATAGCTTCTTTGGATGGGTTACTATCCATGTTAGTATTCCCATTGTTTCTTACTACTATCGATTTTAATTCGCTATATTTACCATTCCAATACATAGTAACTCCGAAGATGCTGGCCGCATAGATCAGCGTCTGAGCTACATAACCAAGCATGCCGTTTGTAATATCACCTGAATTAAAATACTGGAAGTAAGTCAACACGATACCGCTAGTCAATGATGCTACTGCAGTAGTATATTGCGTTAGTTCTTTCCAGTTTTTCATAATTCTTAATCTCCTTCATACCAGCCGACAATGCCGCTAAGATCTATATCAACTGTACTATCGTCCGTTCTACCAAGAGAAAGGATTCCATCTGAAATAGAACCTTCGTTTACGTATATATCATCGTATACTATATCTGGTATTGTTGGAGTTTCAGGCTCGGTATATTCAGAAGAACTATTATCGTTACCTGTGTCTATAATAACACCAGTCTCAATGGTTTCTCCTGGCTCCTATTGTTCAATCGTGTCGTCAGTATTCTTAACCAACTCAAATACATTTGGAATATCTACACTAACTGTTTTAAGATTATTAGTGTAACCAGGAGCATACAACTTTGCTACGATAATCAAAGTATATTTACCAGCATACAGCTAAGCCTCTGCTGGGAAGTCTACTAAGATTGTATTTTGATACTGCGTAGGATAACAAGTTGCCCTATACTGGATACTCTTAGAAAGAATATCAATTTCTTTCAAGCCTTTATATGGCTCTATACCAAATCCGCTGTAAATATTCCCAGCGTTTGTAGGATACGCATGCCACGTTGGTCTACCGCTGTTAAACAAACACCACGCGGTGCTGTTATAATCACGCGAGAAAGGCTCTCTTGGAAAGCGTCCAATGAATCTTGAGCGACTTTCGACTTTGTTTTTATACTCGGCAAGTTTAGTAGTGTTGATAAGATAAGCACTTACTTGTCTTACATTAATAGAATCAACCGGCTGTTCTGACTCTTGTTGTCCTCTAGCCAGCTGCTCGCGAAGATCTACAGCAAGACGAATATCATTTCCAATTCTTATTTTCTTCATAATGCTGTATTTATGAAAAAAGCTAGAGAGGGCAGTTGCCCACCCTAGCTTGATCCAAGTTAATATTAGCCCTCAAGAGTACCTACACGGCTTTCAAGATTTGCCATTGTAGCGGCCTCGCCACCTACAAATGAATCGAGAATAGCCTTGAGATAACTTACATTCTCACCATAAACCTCAAGAACCTGCTTGGTCTTGCGCTGAATGTCATCAGCAGCACGGTACATATTCTCGTGCTCCAGAATCAGAGCATCGTATGTACCAGCCAGGCTTGTCTCCATATTAGGCTTGATGATAGGCCATGTGCCCTCGCCACGGTTCAGGATACCCTGATAACCCATAGCCCAAGCCTCACGATCGCGAACGAGCTTAGCAGAAGCAGCGTACTGCTTACCAGGCTCCTTAACGATAGCTGCGCCTGCAGGGAAGTGCTTGTTCTTAGACTCCCAACCATCAGCGGTAGGATCGGTCCAGTAAATATTTACATTGAAACGTACCTTGTTGGCAACGTTCAGTGTATCTACTGCATCGTCATCGTCGTATGGCAGAGCAACAAGCTTAATAGCAGTACCAGAAGCACTTGCAGAGAAGCTAGCAGGTGTATTACCATTAGCTGCGGTGTAAGTACCCTGAGTAGCCTCGATACGAGCACGCTTCCACTCACGATTGATCATGTTAGCGATGTTCTGAGCAATTTTAACCTTGGTATCACCCTCAGCTGTTACATACTCGTAGCTCTCAGTCCACTTACGGAAACGATGAGGCATATCCTTGTAGGTCAGACGAACGATGATGCGCTTACCAGCCTCAGCACTATTGTTAGAACCTACAATATCTGTCAAACCGTTGAAATTGATATAAGCGGTATCCTCGGTATCAGCAGCATAAGTCAGAGCGTTGTAGCTCTTAATGTCAGCAGCCTTGATCTCGTTAGACCACTTAACCATTGGCATATACTTAACGCTACCGTCTGCCTTACGGATTACAGCAACATTGCTAGTTACTACACCAACTTTAATGGTGTCTACATTCAAAGCGTTGTCGGCAGTAACCTCATACAACTTAGTAGACTCTACGTTTGGATCGCAGTTCATAACGATGAACTTACCAGCGTGAGCGGCTGCAGCAGCCTTTGAATTCTCCTCAGGAAGTGAGGTAAGGATTGTGCCAGCAGCGAGGTTGCTAACAAGCACAGTTGTTACGTAATTTAACATAATTTAATTTAATTTTATTCTACTCCCCCTATATTCTAAGACTAGACCTAACTAGCTGGGGTTTCCACGTTTAAAATTCTTGTTATTCTTGTGTTAGAACTTCATTAGTTAGAGTTCTATATCTAGGATCAGCTTGATTCTCGATATACATTTGAGCTGCAATCTTAATGATTTCTAACCATGTGTGATCTGCAAAATCCGTATATTCTTGTTCTGGATCAGCAGATGTAATTTCAGTTGGGACCTTAAGGTAACCCAAACTGTATGAGTTTATTTTATAATTCTTATCCGTCAGAAGTCTAAAGCCGTCTTTAGTTCTTACTCTAAGAGGTCTTGCTCTATGAAAACGATAATGAAAGTCTGTAAGCTTATTATTTACGCGATACATAAAACTATCAGCCGTACATTCAAATACGCAAGTATCCATCTGATGTTCGTCATTGTTATCTGATATAACAACATCTTCATTTAATACGTACATCATATCCGTAGGGTATTCGTATACGTATTCATCATAAGATGGGTGTGCTGGAGAATAAAGTGTATATACAATAGTCTCTTCTTTCAGTAAGTTTACCAAGTCACGTGTACGTTTCTCATTTTGCTCGTACGAAGTTCTCTTAGGTGCATTGCCGTTGAATCTATCTTTAACAAACTTAACAACAGCTTGATTAAGCCAATACAAAGAATCGTCTGTGAGTGGCTTATCTATAGCTTCATCAATCTTGTTTATTTCAAGCTCAAAAGCTGCTAATATATCAATTCCTCTCATAATTATTCTTCATCTTCGTTTTGTTTATTCTACTGTTGTTGTGCTTGCTGCATCTGCTTCTTTCTAGCTTCAGCGCCTGCCGCATATTGTACATACAAATCTACAGCTCCTGATACAAGTTGTTCAAACATTTCTATTGGCAGCTCGCAAGGAGTAGATGTCATAAGATCCATGTGATGTGGAAGTCTATAATACTCTAAGTATATACTTGTAGGCGTTGTATAACTGTCATAGAGCGATCCTAAGCCGTTTTCATCGGCCAACCATACAAATGGACTGCGAATGATTCTCATGCTGTCCTGAGGCCTAGAAAGTACCTCATTTACCTCCTTAATTGATATAAGCTTGTTTGGAAGTATACCTTGGTTCTGTCCACTAGTTCTGTATCTATATGTATTAGATACGTTTGAATAACTCTTGATGTATAAACCAAAGTCTGTTGGTAGTTCGCTTCTACGAATGGGTTCAGTATTAGAAAGTGTAAGAGTAGCAGTCTCCATCATACTATTCAAGAGAGTCTCTAAATACGTTTCATTATTAGAGGTCTCCACTTGGTCTATAGTCCTGTATAGTTCTTGTATAAGCTTATCTTGATATTGATTGATATATGAATAAATAGTATCTGTGTCAAGCTTAGCAAGGAACTCTGTTTCAGGAATCATGGTTTGAACTCGTCTTTCGAATTCAATACCCAACTATCTTGTCTCTATTAACGTCATGCTTCAAGTCCTCTCATGTTAAGTTTAGAATTAAGTCTACTAGACTCTACATTCTCCAATGCAAATGCTACAGCTAATGATATAAGCTCTTCTGCTACGGTTTCGTTACACTCAAATTCATACAAGTCCTTTATACTATCTACGTTTGTAGAAGGACAATCGAAGTTAGTACAACCTTGTTGGTTGCCTGTTGTGAATGGAGCCTTATTAAAGTCTTTTACGAATGTATGAGGTTTCTTTACAAACACCATGTGAGCAGCTGCACCTACAGATACATATGGGGGATTAAGAAGATCGTATACTACATTTACTTTATTATCTTCTATGTAGCATACAGGAACCTTAATCCACGGCATATTGTACGATGTAGCAAAGAACTTCTCAGCTACCTGATGTGGTACAAGTCTTACAGGAATACGTCTGTACTTTCTAGTATCCATAGGATTCTGTGCTGCAGTAGCTGCAGGTGGTTCATACGTATGACCTTCTGTAATAGATTCTTGTGGCATCTCAAAGTCTGGATACCTGTGTTCAAAGTCTGTATTAGGATCAGTATATACAGCATCTTCATTTACGTTAAGTGCGGTTGAATCCGAACCTTTTACCTTCTGTATTAAGTACATTTGTACAAAATATAAGAAGTTTGAAGGAAGACTACATGTAGCTATGTTTACAGCAACCTCTTCTCCAGTACCATCAAAATCTTGAAATACTGGATGTGCGTGTGTAAGCAGTGGCTGTAAGTCTGAAATAGATTTAATATCAGTTTCTACAGCTGAACGTCTAATGTTGTTCCCAGTAACCTTCTGAGCAATCAGTGCGTTGTATGCTTTGTCTAAGACGGTAGCAACTTCATATTCGGTCAACGATGGATATGACGAAGTAACATTAGCCTTGTCATATTCTATCATGAATTTAGTATATATGTCTTTATGCGTCATATCTCATAGTTTGATCGTTAGATCACTTATTTTTTGTCTCGTTTATAATGGTAAGCTTCAAGTCCTGATTCTTCTTACTATCCAGATAAGCGATAGCATCAGCAAGACTGTCTGCGAACATATCGGTACCGTAGAAGTAGTGCGTCTTATCCTTACGAATTACACCCTTAGCAATAGCCTGCTCAAGCAAGAACTCTGTATCCTTAGCCTTATTGTTAACCCACTTGTCAAAGAACTTCTTAGGATTCTTATCAACCATGTTAAACAATGTAGACTCTACAAGCTCATTAGACATACGATCTGCAGACATACCGAAGAGTCGCAAACACTGACGCATCTGGTCGAGTGACAGACTATCGAACTCCTTGATTGCATCTCTACGCAGCTTGTTCTGTTTGTTCTGTTCTACTGCCTCTGCTTCACGATTAATCAACAGATAATCCTTACCAGCATCGAGGCGATCAAGTGAAGTAGCAACACGCTTGTGACCACTAAGGAACTTAATCATCATTGCCTGACGAGGAATTGAATCGTCGAGCAGCATTGTACGAGCACCAACTTTTACACAGAAGGTTGTCCAGAAGTCAGATGTCTTTGCCAAGTGACCCTCCTCATAACCTAAAGCTTTCTCAAAATATCTCTCATCTTCTGGGGTGAGACCCGTATAAATCGACCCAGAGCGTGTGAAGTAAGGTGCAATGTAATCAAAACAGTTACGATACTTAATAAAATTACCCCAGGGATTCTTCTTCTTAATTTTTAATTCAACTACCATAATTTACATTAGTTGTTGAGTATCGAGCAGGGGGAGCCGCAGTTCTATACTTCTCCCCCGTCGAATACTTATATGTTTATTTAATATTACGCACCGATAGTGAATACGCCGTCGTTAGAGATTTCAGTATCCTCAGCATCACAGTACAGGATACCGCAAGACAGTGGGTTACGAACCATAATACCAACCTCGCCGAGGAAGTGTACCTGGTAACCATCACGGCTGTTAGAACGCAGTGTATTGATGCTGTTAGCATAGCCATTAGGTGCTACAGAACCACCAGTATACCACTGAACGAACTCACGACCCTTACGACATACCTTAACGATGTTAGCCTGACCGTCGAAGTTGCTGATGTTTACGAACAAGAATGTGTAAGACATCAGTGGTTTACCTGTCAGTGGGTGCAGCTGACGGAACAGCTCCATGTTGTCGAACATAGGACAACGCTTCAGTGACAGAGTGATACCATTAGTCATGTTGTAAGTAGTGAACTGACCACCCAGAGTCAGGTTCTGACCAGAACCGCTAACAAAGATATTGTCAGTCAGGTTGAAGCTAGCTACCTTCTCCTTCAGGATACGGTCGAACTCACGGATACCCATCTCACCAGTCAGAGCAACGAAACGACGCTCGTTAGTACCCAGAACATTGTAGCAGAGGTCAAACAGATAATCCTCGAACAACTCAGCTGTCAGAGTTGTGTAGTAACGAATGTTAGCTGGAGAAATCTGCTCGAACAGACCACTCATTGTAGGAACTGGACGACCGTTTGTACCCTTGTTGATATATGTACCATCAGCCAGACGGTTGCTCTTAGCGAACAGGAGAGCTGTCTCCTCACGCTTTTTCCACTCACGGAGAGCCTTCCAGTACTGATAATCAGACCACAGATAAGACTTCTTACCAGTCTCGGGATCAGTCAGAGCGATAGTAAGAACAGTGCTGTAAGCATCACCAGTGATATCGTAAGTCAAACGAAGATTCTGGAGGTGATTACGCATCTTAAATGGAGTCTGATAGTTGATGATATCAGCCTCATCACTGTACTCCTCGTAAGCTGAACCGATACGGCTTACCTGACGACCAGGAAGCAGGAACTCACCAGGAATATAAGAAGCCTGTGAACCATCTACTACGTAGCACTCATATACCCACTCATTACCATCCTGATAAGGAAGACCGGTTGTACGAACCTGGAAGTGGAAATCGTCGAAGCTAAGGATTGCACCAGGACCGAACCAACGCTCCTCAAGTGCGAGGTAAATAGTGCTGTTGTTCAGACCAGGAGTGATTGTGTTATAGTTGCTAGTGGTAACTTCCTGACCGTTCCACTTAGCCCAGCGAATGTTAACAGCGTGATCGCCGTCAACCTGTACTGCCCACTCGAACTCACGGTTCTCGATGATCATAGTCTTACCAAGACCGCCAGTGATCAGGTCGATAGTAGTTGAAATACCATCATCCTTTGTACCAAAAATCAGTGAAAGCAAACCTGATACCTTGTGTGGCTCGGTCAGCAGTGCATTAGAAATCATGTTCTCATCTACCAGATCACTGAAACGCTTACCGCGGAAGAGCTGGAGATTGTTAAGTAAAGTATTATTCATATATGTTTAAATCTTTATTAAACGTCAGAACAACCCATCGAGCAGGTCTGTTGCTGACTTCTGTTTTTCGTCGGCATTAAACGTGCTATGATTCTTAGCACTGTGCCTCAGTATTTTCCTAAGTTTATCAGCAGCGGATGACTCTCCACTTTTCTTGGCAGTTGAAATAAGACTATCAGCTTTCATAGTAAAATATGCTGATTCGATCAGGTTCTTTGAAAGATTCTTATTGAAGTCTTTTGTATATTGTGACTGTCCATTCTGATCTACCTTGAAGATATAATCAAACAGTGCTCTGCGGTCCTCCTTTGGAACTGCAATGCCGCGTACATTAGTAAGGTTATTGATTTCCTTAGTTACGCTAGCATAAAAAGCTTTTGACTGCTCTTCCTGCTGTCTTGCATATTCCTCTTGCTGACGCGCAGCCTCTTCTACTTCTTGCTGTCTAATCTGCTTCAATCTGTCAAGCGCATCCTCCGCTTCATCATACAGTACGTCGCTATCCTCATATCGTGTTATCTTTTTATTAATTTGTTCATCAGAATAGCCTGCACGCTGCATGAGTTCGCGTACTACTGCTTTTTGATTTGTCTCGTCTTCGAGATCGATGTTGTCAAGAGTAAGAGCCTCTTGCTGTTTACGATAATAATCTTCGAACTTACCTCCATTTCTTACGTACTCGTCGAGCGCCTGTATACGATCGTCCGCGTACTCAGGCTTAGAGTTCTGTTCCACTACATCTGCAAAATACTGAGCGAGCTGCTCTGTATTCAGAGGCTTATCTTTCTCGTCGATCTCATCCATGTTCCAACCAAGAGAGTTACCAACGGCCTCAAACAAGAGACCTACTTGCTGTGCCTCAATGACATCAGCCTCTGTAGGATCCTGATTATCTTCTACATGTTCTGGATCCTCTACAGGTGGTTCAACTACTGGTGGTTCTGGATTATCGATATGCTCAGGGATCTCTGTATCGTCCTCGTGAGCATTTGGATCATCTGATCCGCTGTTACTGCCGTCCTCAGGATCTTTCACTGGCGGCTCATTCTTAATAAGATCTTCTACGTCTGGTTCCTGTGCCTGCAGTACTGCGTCAATATCAGTAATACCACCACCCTCTTCTGGGTTGTTGTAACCAATACTGCCGAGCAGGTTATCGAACTCAGTCGGAATATTATTCTTTTTCTTTGCCATATTATAATATGTAAGTTAATTTGTACAGTTTATTCTGTTATTTGTTTAGAGTATATGCAGCATCTGCTGCGGTAGGCCACAATAACGGTTTTAATTTCGGCATATTTGGAATCACATCTATTATAGAAGGATCCGTTATCATATATGCATCTCCGCCTCCTTCAAATGGATTAGAATTGTGATATTTTATAACTTTATATCCAGAGTTTTTTAATATATCGTTTGCTTGTTGGTTAAGTTTGACTTGCAGATCTCTATCTATTGGCCTCATTGTAATTCCATCTTCGTTCATCAAAGCCTATCTTCTAAGCTCATGAAGATCTCTCATATATTTTTCTGGAATATTTGGATATGCTTTAGATCGTAGTGGAAGCACAACCGTGTTTTCCGTGTATAATTTATATGCATCTTTAACGTATGGTTCTGCTCCGGCTTCTTTTAATAGCTATATTCTAAAGTCATCGCCAGGCGTAGTATCATAGTATCGCTCTGGAAACTATCTACTCCTCGCAGGCATAAATAAGTTGTCAGAAAGCTATTTCACTCCATTTTGTCCTACGTCAATAGTTTGTGTGTCTTCTTTTGGAATTCTTAATTTATATACAACCCCTCCACGTTCTGCCATCGTTGTAGCAGTCTTTTTTGGACCTACATGAAGACCTAAATCGTTCCATGTCGCAGTCCATGCATTTTTTACATCAAACGGATAAGGTGAACCGTGGTATGCTGTAATGTAGTTTGGATGTTTTACATATGATTTAGCAAGAGCTCCAAGCCAATTTGCACCTTCTGCTAACTATCCTTCAAACGGAACGAAATTAGAAGCAAGCATCGCTCCTTCTCCTATAGAATGAGCAACGTCTGCAGCATCTGATAACCATGTACGTCTATTAGATTCTTCTGCTACACGTTGTTTAGTCCAAGCATTGTTATCTTGAGATATTACAGCATTCTTCTGCAGAGGTCTTACTGGGTTAGGAGTATTCTCATAATTAAACTTTGCACGTGTTGTAGTAGGTGTAAATGCCCACTCAGCCATTGCGTTGGCTACATTTGAATCTGTTATTCTATCCCAACTTTGTGTTTGATCGTCCCAAAGATATCTTGTACCATCGCCTTTAGGTTTGCCGTTTGTTCCGTCTTGATATCCAGGAAGCTTGCCGTTCGCGTATTTTGGAAGATGAAGTTTTATATTATCGTAAGAATTATATATATAATTGCCTTTCGGAGTAACTGTTATCTCTGGCAACACAGTACTACCTTTGTGTGTTAATATCGCCTGTGGATCCTATCCTCCGTCGTTCAAACCAAACAGCGTATAATTAGGATCCTGCATCCCTTTATCTGTAAGAACAAATTTGTCTCCATCCCAAGTACCTCTACTAGGATGACTTGGGTGAGCAGGCTTCTTAACTCTGTCGTCTCTATGTCCACGTTCATCTGGATAATATCCGCGAGTGTTTGCCCATTCTTCAGATTGTGTAAAATCGTAATTATGACTAGGCTCTCCGAGAAACTCTTCTTTGGGGTTATTTTTATATATAGCGTCTATTATTCTACCGGCAGAGTATGGGTTTTCGCCGTTCTTCCAACGCTAAAATCTATCTCTAAATTCAGTAGGATCCTTTCTGTACATAACCATCTATTCTATTGCTAAGTAGATTAGCAACGACGTTGGTTATGAAATCATCCCCTCCGTCGTGCTAAACATATCTTAGTATGAGTTTTAATAATTGATTGTTCTCTCTAGTAAGCTATAGAAGCTCTTGTTCTTCAGCGTGTGTCATTTTGCAAGTCCCCACGCAGTATTAAACCTACGCTTTAGAATATCGTATTCTTTACGATTTTTATCTCTATTAGAAGCAGTTCTCTCTTTTGGGAATCCTCTGAGTCTAAAACGCTTTTGATCAGGTTTCTCTCTATATATAGTATCGTTGTCTATGATTTGTCTTGTTATGTGTGCAGGAATAGTTGTGTAAGGTGTATTCTAAATAACTCCAATAGATTCTCCATTATTATATTTCATACTATTTGTAAAAAATGGACTATCTGAATACATCCTAGAACTATCAGCATATCTTTCTCCTGCAGGAGGAGCCATTCTTGGTTGAAGTTTCTGTTGAGCTCCCAACCAATTTAAAAACATATTCCAATATTCTTCCATAATTACTTCTCTCCTGAAACTTTATTAGCTCTAGCAGTACGTGCCTTAATCTTCTCACGTTCCATTGCCGCGTCATCCTTTTGCTTCTGCAGCTCCATCTCGTGCTTCATACGGTCACGCTCAAGCTCAATCTTCTTGTCTTCTATCTCCTTCTTCTGACGAGCTTCATAACGCTTAGTATACTCATCAGAAGCAATCTTACGTTGCTGTGTAGCATCCTTAGCAATCTCCATAGGATCAGGTATACCATTCTGGTTAGAATCCTTCTCTTCAGAACCACGATATGCGCTAATCTCAGCTACTGCAATCTTAGTCTGGTTATCAGCATCAACCTTGTAACGCTCAAGCTCCATCTTAGCTTCCTCAAGCATAAGCTCTTGTTCACGCTGTTCATTCTGCATCTGCTGCAGCTGAATAGCTTGTTGCTGTTCGGCTTCCTGAGCTTGTTGTTGCATTCTATCTTGACGCTCCTGCATCTCCTTAAGCTTCTGCTTAATGATGTTGAAGTTGTCGTTTGTAAGTACCTCAGCTGCTTCAAGCAAGCTAGCACCATTCTGCATAGCAGGTTGAATAAGCTGTTGGAGTTTCTGTATATTCTCCATATCTTTAGAAGTATCACTTACAAACACATCCATATCTTCATAGAAGAACTTATCTTGAATATCGATATAAGCACGTTCTCCATTATCGAAGATATAACTTAGCTTCTTCTTACCAGTCTGCTGCCAAGCGCCTTTAGCTGTATCAAGTAGCATTGTCAATGCATGACGCTTACACTGGTTATGTACCCAGAACAAAGGCTCTGTGATGTGTGATGACTGTACTACACTACGCTCTACATTACCCACAAGTTCAGAAGAACTAATAGCACCTTCACGTTGTTCTGTGATACCTGATATAGTACCAGCAAGCTGTTCAATCTTATCCATCAGCTGAATATACTCAGCAATAACATTAGACATTGTAAGGTCTAGTGCAGTAATCTGGTTGAACGTAGCTGGTTTACCTCCCTCACGTCCTGGAACATTCCAACCCTCTTCGTATGGGTTAATAAAGTTTACACCTACAGAAGATAGATAGTGCATCCATCTCTCAGGAGTAATGTTCATAGACTTAGGAATCTGGGTAATATCC